ACCTCGTTAGCCATTGCGGAGCCATGCTCACTAGTGGCGGCGTTACGGAAGTCACCTGCGGCCTGGATAGCATCCACATCGTTGACGCGGAAGCCGTAGTAGCGCTCCGTATCCATCACGAGCTTCACGTCGGTGGTTTCAACATCGTCGTACTCAAGGTCTTGGGTACGGTCGTGCTCCTTGATGTTGGCGGAGCCGATGGTGTTGATGTGGACGGTATCGCCGGAGTTTTGCAGCATCGCCTGGAAGCGAGTGTCCGCGATTTCCGGCTGCGCGTAGATGAGGGACTTCTGGTAGGGCACTTCAAGGCTCGGTGCCCACAGCTTAGGAATGAAATTCTCAACGGACATTGATTATGTCTCCTAGTTCTTGTAGAGGTGTTCCAGCTTGCCCTGCTTAGTCAACTCGAAGATTTCCTCAGCGCTCATATCGTCGAGGTCGTCAACGGTGTACTTTTTCGGGCCGCTGTTATCGGTCGGATTAGACGTGTTACCGGAGGATACGGGCGCCGCCTGGGCGCGTAGCTTCGGATTGGCGTCTACCGTCTCCTGAACGAGTTCCTCCACCTGGGAGGTGTAGTTTTCGGCGGACGGGTCGAGGTTCGCAAGCGCGTTGGAACCTCGCAGGTACGGGACGATGAGGGCAGGGTCACCCTTAGCCTTGGAGACCGCCGCATTCAGCGCGGTGGTTTCACGGAGCTGCCGGTTCTCCTGCTCTTGGGCTTCCAGCTTCTCCTTGTAGGAGTTGATGACCTCCTCCGGCGTTGCTTCCTCCTCAACGCCGGAGAGTTTTGCCAGGAAGCCGCGCATTTCCTCAAACTTAGAATTGAGTTCAGAGTACTTGCTGGATAGTTCCGCGTTCTTCTTCTCCTCATCACGTAGGCTGGTGCGGCGTGCAGCGGCCTCATTACGCAGCTTGCGGAGTTCCTTCTCCACATCGAAGTCACCCTGGTCAGACTCACTGGCCTGAGCGTCTTGGTTTTCGACGTGTGGGGTGGTGTCCTCGGCCTGCACCTCCTGGGTGTTGGTCGTGTCCTCCCCCGTGGTGTCCGCCTGCTGGTCTGAGGTCGTGTTGGTTGCCTGTTCATCGGCCATTGTGATGAGTCCTCCCGTAACTGTGCTTGTGAGTTCGTCGTGGACGGCTCCTGTCCGCTCCACAAGTAGGAGTATGTCCCAGGTGTGTGTGCGGTCAGTTCGTACGGAGTTGCTCGCGGTGGTAGAAGCGGGAGAGGAACGAGTGCGAGCCGACGTGCTCACGCTGTACCGCCTGCCAGTCTTTTACCTTCCGCTTAGCGAGGGCCGCTTCATCAGAGGTGAGAGCGACGGCTTCACGCTTCCGCCACCGGCGGATGGTGCGCTCAATCTGCCGTTGTCGTTGCGTAGCCTCGTACTGGCGTTTATTCTCCTCCGGCGTGGTTTCTGGCGCTTCGGGGGTCTTATCGCCCGGAGTGTACGCCACATCACGATGTTTACAGTTAACGTGGTGATATCCGGCGGCGATAGCGTCACGGAGAGTTGCTTTAACCGTCACAGTGACATTACGGCCCGTAGCTGGGTCTACCATCACACGAGGACCCGCCGGGCCACTAATCGCCAACAGCTCATTCTGAAACGGAAAACACTGCGGAGCCGACGCCGGGTGCCACGAAGCGCGCACCAACTCCACCCCCGTCTCCTCATACCCCCGCAGGTGCCCCTCCTGCCGAATATTGTTCCGCATCGTCCGTACCGCCATATCGGCATACACGTCGATACTCCACCGGCGGCCTCCCTTATCCACAAACCCGGTTATGCCTTTATCAGCGAAGCGGTTGAGCGCTACCTGTAGGGCGCGGGGATGATTCATGCCCTCCACCGTGGCGGCCCTGACGGCGGCCATCGTGACTTGCCGGTACACGTCCCTAATCTCCCGGGCCACCATCACGTGCTGCGAGCGGAGCGCCGCCGCCGTCTCCGACGAGATGCCGCGCCACACGTCAGGCCGAACGCCCCCCGCCTGCAATTCCGCCCCGACTTCCTCATACACGGCACGTATCGCCGCATCATACTCATCGGCGGCAACCCGCCCGGCCTGTGATTCCACCAAACCACCGACACGGTTCAGCTGCTTAGCGACCGTATCCAAAAGGATATTCAGCTGGCGTTGCCGCGCCTGCGGGGTATCCGCCTCCAACGCTTTACTAATCGCATCACGCAAAGCGAGGAGTAGCACCAGCTCAACATCCTCATACATGCCGACGAGGCGACGCGCCCCAGCATCCCCATCATTAGGCATCGTCACCAGCATCACCCGTGCTAAATGGTGCGTCGCCCGCCTCCAAAGTCAGGGGGTCGAACGCGTTCCGTGCTCGTTCGTCAGCCCGGATAGCCTCCACTTCATCCGCCACCTGGTCGGGCGTCCACTCCGGGTGTTGCTTCCGCACCGCTGTGGAGAGGGACATAATCCCCGCCGAGTAGGAGGATGCGGCGGCGTTAATCAACTCATTATCATTCACCTCAACCTGGTCAGGCAGGGCCACCAGCACGGGTTGGGTTGGTGGGGTGTAGCCGTTGAGGTCGGCATCCAGCTGGAGGTATGCGGTGAGGATGGCGGAGAGGTGCGCCCGCTCCATACGCGACTTCGTGGCTGCGGTGGCCCGCGTCCGCTTCGTGCGTGCTTTCGTCTCCGTCGCGGTCATATCCCCCGACGCTTGAGGATCCATATCCACAGTGAATGGGGATAGTCCAAGGGCGGATACGGCTTTGCGGATATCCGAATCAATGAGCGTCAGGTACTGCTCCACGCGCATGTCGAACTGGACTTGCTCAAAGGTAGGCTTATCCTCCGCGGTGACATTGGGCCTGGTCTTGAATACGTCGCGCATGAAGTCAAAGAACTCGCCCCGGCCCGGCCCCTCGGTGTCGAGGAGGTTCTCATCTACGAAGAGCCGCCCACGGGCGGCCTCCACCTCATGCTGGAGTTGTGACCAATTGTGGTCAATATCCTCAAAGATTTGTGCCCCGCGTGATACATCAGACGCGGAGTAATACCGGAGGAGTGGGTGGTTCCGCCACCGGCGTTGCGGATGATAGTTCGGCATCATGTGAGCCGTTGGGGCATCCGCACCCGTCTTGAGGATAGTGCCGTCGGTGAGGCCGATATCCATGAGGTGTTTCGTGGCCTCATGTGCCTCGAAGTCTACGGGGCGGCCAACGTTATCTTCCGTGCCCTCGTAGAGTTGGTATTCAATCTGGCCTGGGGTGTGCTCTTGGAAGAGGCGGAACACGGTGTCGCCCTTATCTTCCTCGTAGGTGTCCCAGAAGAGGATGGAGGACTGACGCCCATTCTCAAACTGGCATATCGCATTATCCGCATCAATCCACTCAATCCACGGGTGCGGCTGCACGTTCTGGTTCCACACAACACGGCCAAATACCCACCCGAGGGAGCCTGCGCTGTACACCGCATTCCACCATTGGGCGGCGAACTCGTCGGAGGTTACGAGCCGGTCGAGTGCTTCCTTAGCCCGCGTATTGCCTTCATCCTCCGCCGCGAGTTCCGCCTGCGGTGGCTTGCCTGCCATGTAGTCAGCGAGGGCGGTGGTGAGCTCCTCCGCCACCGGCAGGTGGTGGGTGATGAGGTGCGACTTGCTTTTATCCCCAGTGGGGCGGCCGAGGAAAGCGCGTGAGGTTTTACCGACGATTCCGCCGTTGAATTGGCTGCGGTGCTGGTATGGCTGCGGCCCGTATTGGCGGGAGCGCCGTTGGTTAATGACTTCGAGTTGGCCGTTGAGGATTGCGTCATCGCGGCGGATGGAGTCTAGGGCGGGTTCGTAGTCTTTTGGCGGCCAGGGGCTCTTCGGTTCGGGCATACTCATGCGGGTTTTGCCTCCCAAAATAGGTTGATTTCAGGGCGTGCGCTGGGGTTGTTTTTGGGCATTATCCAGCATGGTGGGGTGCGGTCGGAACCGGCGGTTTGTGGTGGGTTATTCCGGTCGTGAACCGGCGCACACCACCCCATCATCATGCTGTTGGCGTGTCGCTTTTGAGAGCTACTACCTACGCAAAAAATTGGTTAGTTTCTTTCAGAGCCAACAACACGATGGGGTGTGTGAAATAACCCCTTGGGTTGGGTGCGGGCCAACCAACCCCTACCGCAGCTGCCATCCTCCGCCCCAGATGCAGGAACCGGCGGAATACCCACGTATGCGTCACGGGGCCTTAGCCAACCAGGGCTACAGCACTCACACCACTGAACAGTGACCCCACGGCGGGGTGAGGTAGTGGGCTTCTTCGGGGCATCTCAATCAGGCGACAACCCACTCCCCTACTCGCCCAAGTCTCACCCCGCACTAACGGGGGCCACTATGGGGATAGTGTGAACGCCGCATTCACTCCGGCCGGTAGCCAGGGATAATCATCCCCGAGGCGCGGGTATAGGCAGCTTGCGGCCACAACACAACCACGTTAAAAGACCAACGGTAGGGCTATGTTGGTGGCCCGCGATTCACATCATCGCACCCATGCCGCTGCGGTCATTACGCATGCTTTCCACGTGGCGGAGCCAGAAATGTCGGGAGGAGAACACGGCATAGCGGGCGGCGTCCACATGGTCATCGTTCTCTTTAACGGGCGCATCCTTACCGCCCTCCGTAGCTCGCGGATCCCACCGGTAGGCCGGTATCTCCTCAATCAGGCGGGGGCATTCCTCCGCCACTGTAAGCACCCCATTAGTGAGCAAAGAGTCCACGGTGCGGATGCCATCCACGACCTTGTTTTTCGCGGCGGCCACCGTATGGCGACGACGCTGAAGTTCCTCCTTGAATGAGGCGGCGGCGGGGTCAAGGTAGATGGCCCTCGGCCGGTTCGGCAGGCGGCTCAACCACTCCTCCAGACTATCGGCCAGTTCCATGTCGGTGAGGCGTGTACGCCCGCCAAGCCCGCCGGTTTGGGGTGACCATTCATGCGTGAGCTGGAGCCCCTCCTCGGTCATCGAGAGGGCGTAGCCCGCGGTGGGGTGGTTCGTGCCGTAGTCCACCCCCACAGCCAAGACCGTGCCCTCCTGGCGTGGGGTGACCATCGTGTCGGGATTCCACGCCTCGAATACGGCGCCCTCGGCGGATACCCACTCGCCTTGAATCATGCGGCGGTAGAAGAGTCCACTGTAGGAGGCGCGCATACGCTGCCGGTATTCCTGCGTCAGGCCCGGGTTATCCTCCATCGTGAAGAGCTGTGCGTAGGTGTCCGTCTCCCCGGGCTTGTCAATGAAGTCACGTTTGAGGTAGTGCGCCGGGGTGGCCGGGTTGGTGGTAGCGAATACGCGTGGAGGTTTCGGGTTGCCGGTGGCGCGCATACGCGACCAAATCATTTCCCACACGTTCTGCGGACATAGGGTGAGTTCGTCGTAGAAGAGGAGCTGGAATGTGCCACCACGGATGCGGCCCTCCGCGCCCTTATCGTTCACGCCGATGATGAGGACTTCCCGCCCGAATATCTTTGCGGTCGGGTTACGACGCGTGTAGTGGATGTACGGCGCTGCGGTAGCGAACACCGGCTCCGTCATTAGGGGGAGGAAAATATTCTGATACACCGTGTCGAGGGTTTTCCCGGCGATAACGATAGCGCCGGAGGTGCCCGCTTCTTTAATCTCCCCCAGCATGAGCATGAGCCAGGCGAGGGTCTTACCTGAGGACACACTGCCGTACCAGATGTTGAGGGAGTGGGTGGACTTCCCGATGGCTTCAATCTGCTTTCGGGAAAGCTTGAAGTTACGCGAGGGAGTCGTCGTCACCGTCTGCGACCTCCGCCTCAGCTGCAATGGTCTGCCTAATGTTGGTGATCATGGAGGAGAACTCTTCACCTCCGGTGACTTCCACATCAAGTTTGATGGCGCCCTCCACGCCCCATAGGGCGGCGAGTTTCGTGTTCACGTCGATGATGAGGCGGGCGGCCTTAATGTCCCCGTCGAGGGCTTTCTTCCAGTAGGCGGCGTGGAGGCGGTTGTACCGGCGGTCGAGCTTGGCGAATACGGTTCGGGCCGCGTCGGGTTTTGCTTCCTCCATTGCTTTGTCGTAGTCGAGGCGGGCTTGGGTTTTGCTGATTCCGAGTTGTTTGCCGATGACTTCGAAGGTGGCTCCGCCGTCGTGGAGGGTGACGACTTTGGCGGCGCGTTCGGCGCGTTCTTTTGTCATTCCTCTGCGTGGTGGCATGTGTGGGAGTCTCCTTTTTTGTGCGGGTTGGGCAGTGGTATTGGGGGAAGCTGTTTAGGTTGCGCTCTTGTCGCCTTGCCAGATGCGTTGTAGTCCGCCGTGGCGGGGTTTGTGTGCGGCTTGGTGGTAGCCGATGGGTTGTATCACTCCTCGTTTCCGCCAGGCGATTAGGAGGCCTCCCCAGGCATTGTTGTGCTTGGGTGTGAGGCCGTCGGGTATGCGTTGGCGGATCATGTCGGTGGTGAATGGTTTGCCGGTGGCTGCGAGTTGTTTTACGGCTTTGTCGGCGTGGTGTGCCCAGTCCCCTCGTATGTGGTTTTCTTTCATGTAGGGGGCTTGGATTAGGTCGAGCTCTTCGGGGTTGTGTTGCAGCGTCATGGTGGTGATTGTCGCTGCTGTTGTGGTGCGGTCAGGTGCTGCTTATGAGTGGGCATTTAGGTTTATCCATTTTGGTTCGGGCGGCCATGAGACTGTGCGGTGCCAGCGTTGGCGTCCGGCGTAGGTTTTTCCGACTGCCAGGGCTTGTCTGTGTAGTGATTCCAGAGCCTGCTGTGCGTCTGAAATGGGTATTTCTGACTGGGCTGCTATGACCGAAGCGGATAGCGCATCATGACGATTCCCCGGGATCTCCTGCATTAGCGTGTCGCGTAGCCGTGAGCTACGGATAACATCCCCGAAGTAGGATTCCTCCCAGTCAGCGCGGCCCTTGTCTGCACCTGTGACCCCGCCGAGTGCGTGGACTCTCAGCCACCGTCGGTCAAGTGTGCCGCCATGCGACATGGCGTAGGCGGGGTGCACGGGAAGATTATGGCCTGCGAGGTAGGCGAAAATATCCGTTGCGGCCCACGTGCCAATAGGACGGGCTGTGCGCTCTGTAGCATCACCGAAGCGATGCTGTACTAGTGTGCGGATGCGTGACTCTTCTGCCCTAATGCCGGTGATGTGGCGGGGGCCGAATCGCTTTTCAATGAGCCTCCACCCGATATCAGCGTCGTGTTTTGTGCGCTTCACTGTGGTGGTGTCCCACCAGCGGTTTGGTTGCGGTGGGAGCACTAGTTCGTGGTAGTCGAGGTGCGGGTGACGGGATAGCATCGCGTCACGTACCTGGGTGGTGCCGGATAGCTCGTAGCCGTCGATGACGAGGGAGACGATGGGGATATTCACACCTGCGCGCCCTGCGAGGTCTACTAGGACGGTGGAGTCTTTTCCCCAGGAGGTGGAGAGGTAGCAGTCGCCTGTGTCTGCGAATCTGCGGATCACCTCAATGGCGTGTTCTGCTTTGGCTTCTGCCGCTGGGTATAGGCGGTGGTCGTAGCGCTCCAGGCTTTCCCACGCTTGGAGATCTTGTGGGGTGTGGCGGTCACTGCTGATTAGCATGGTTTCACCCACACAATCTCTGTCCGGGGGCTGCTGGTTGGCCCCATGCCACGGGCTTGGGCGGCGAATTCGTGGCGCTCCCACCCGTCTAGTGCTTCGTCGTAGAGGCGTGACGCGTACCCGCTAATTACCACTTTGGCCTTGATGCTGGTGATGGTGGCTAGGAGTTCTTCGTGGTCTTCGGTGGTCATGTCGTAGGGGTATGAGGAGCCGGAGCGGGTGGATGGCAGGTAGGGCGGGTCGAGGTAGAGGAGAACGTTTTTGCTGCGCCCGTACATGGTGATTGCTTCCAGTGCAGGGCGGGAATCAATGCTGACTCCGTGTAACCGTTGCGCTGCGGGGAGAATACGATCCGTGAAACGGTCGAGCTGGCGCGGGAGGTTGATTCCTTTGGGTTGGTAGTTGATGTAGCGTGCCCACATTCCGCCGTGTTCGGTGGTGCGGCTTACTCCTTGGGTGAGGATGGTGAGGGTGCGGCGTGCCTGTTCGATGGGGTCGTCTGTGTCTGGGAGGTCGCGTAGAGCTCCGTAGTATTCGATTGGTGAGTGTGGGGTGAGTGCGAGCTTGTCTGCGAGTTCTTGGGGGTGGTCGCGGATGATGCGCCACAGGTTGATGAGGTTTCGGTCACTGTCGTTGATCGTTTCAGCGACGGAGCGGGGTTTGGCAAGTAGGACTGAGAGGGAGCCTGCGTAGGGTTCGACGTAGTGGGTGTGGTCTGGTAGTAGGTTGACGATTTTGGGGGCGAGTCGTGCTTTTGACCCTAGGTATGGGAAAGGTGGTTTTATGCGCATGGTGTTCTTTCGGTGGGGTGCCAGTAGGGTGCGCGGGTGCGCATCATGGTGCCGTGGGGGTTAGGTAGGGGGCGGTCTTGCCAGCCGTCTTCGGGGCCTGCGGTGATGTGCCAGCGGGTAATGTGGCCGTGGCCGTTGCGGTGCCGCGCCCCTAGGTGGGTGATGTGTGCGAGGAGTTGGCGGACGCGGGCCTCGTCTTCGACGTCGGCATTCCATTGGATGGTGTGGTGCCATGTGGCGGCGAGGATGACGTTGCGGGCTTTCATGGGGCCTAGGCCGGAGTGGTGCTCTTTGGCCTGGGTGTATGCGGCCATTGCCCCGGTGGGTGGGCGGCGGCGTATCTCCACACTGGTGTGGTGTACAGGATCGGTGTACGGGCGGGAGGTACACCAGCCCCAGTAATCGCCACGCCGCCAGGTGGCCAGGCCGAGGTCGAAGTCGTGGCAGTAGTCATCCGAGATGGGTGGGAGTTCCTGCCCGTCGGCTACGGCTTGTTGCCAGGCTGCCCACGCCAGTGGCCCGTCGAGCATTCCCACCTCACCAATCACAGGTGCGTCGAGATAAGCGGTGATCGTGGCGTGCATCTACTCCCCCAGCTCCGTGAGGAGATCGAGGATCGCCTGCTTATTGTCCTGGAGGATGTGCGTCCATTCGAGGAGGGATTCTTCCCTGTCCCGCCAGTCGCGGAGTGTGCCGGTGCCGTAGCCCTGCGCCGTTTTCGCACCAATAGCGACCTGCCCACCAGGTGCCCACAATTCCAGCGCGGCACCAAGAGCGATGCGGTGCGTCTCCGTCGCTGCTGGGGTGAGGGACACGGTGCCGTGTAGGCATGAGCCTGCTGCCAGTGTTTGGGTGTCCCAAATCATTTGCGCAGTGTCTACGTTATCCACTACCTCCAGGTAGCGGCCTGCTGGGCTGGTGGCTTGGTCGTGTCGGGTGCCGAATTCTTCGGTGCGGTAAGCGGCGGCACGACGCGCACCTCGCAGGTGCTTGGGGAGTCGCCAGTCGTTTTCCTGGCAGACAAGGATGAGGTCACTGGCACGGAGGGTGCCGGTGATGATGTCCGACTTGGCGGCGTAGCCGAGCATGGACAACGCCGGGTAATGCTCTTCGACTCGGCGCATCATGTCGAGGTCGGTCTTGGCTCCGGTGGAGGATACGGCCCCGCCAGTCCACAGGAGATCGACGGTGCCCTTGCTCAGGGTGCCCGGCTCAATGTCGAGAGTGTGGGCGGTGTGCCATGCGAGGGCGTCACGCAGTGCATGACGAATACTGGCGGCGGAGAGGAATGGGACGCGGGAGACAGTACCGTCTGGCTGTACCACGTCCTGGGTGCGCAGCAGGGAAGTGTTTCCTGCGGTGCCTGCACCGTGGTGGAACGGTGCGGTCAGGTCAATGGTCAGGTTGATGGTGGTCTGTGGGGTAGGGGTGATGGTGGTCATTAGAACGGAATCTCCTCAGTGGTCTTGGTGGTTTTGCGGGTCTTGTTCTCGACGGCTGCGAGAGCGACGATGTAGACGATGTTCTTGTCGACATGCGCGGACCAGGCTGGGTAGTCCTGGTCGATTACCTCAGCGGCCTTCTTGACGGTCTTGGCTACGGCGGTGCGCAGCGTCTCAATTTGGAGTTTGTGGGCTGCGGTGGTGATGGCCTGCCCCGCGTTGTCACTACCGGCGGCGGCGGTTTGGATGGCGGTGGTGGCGCGCCCGCCCCAGAAATCAATACGGCTGGGGCCGTCGTCGGTGAGGGAGTCGCGGAGCGCAAAAATCAGGTCAATGGTGGCCTGGTCAAGCTGTTCAGGGGTTGGGGTAGTCATTCTCTTCCTCCATGATTGGTTTAGTGATGCACCACAGGGCCAGCTGGGTGATGGGTGCAGTGCGGTATGGGTCGAGCTGTAGGGAGTGGTGTCTCCACGCCTCCAGCTGCTCTGCGGTTTTGATGTAGGCAGGTGTGCCAGCAGTGATTGCATCGGCGGGGACTCCGAGGCGGCGTAGCGCCAGGACATGCCCGAAGACGTGCCGCCACTGGTCGGGCGTGGCAGTGATTGTGGTGTCTTCCATGCGTATCGTCCACTCCCCCGAGCCCATGTTGGTGCGTGCATAGGGCAGGACGTGCTTTTGGCCGGATACGGCGATGCACACCACCCACTCCCCTGCTGGTGGGTTCATGAGCGTGTCGATGACGGGCCGGGTGTTGCCCCGATTCGTCTGACACAGGCCGGGCACGTGCAGTGGTGCTTTCTCAGCACTGTCTGGCAAGGCTTCGCCTGGTGCGCATATCCATGTCCACATGCGGGGTGATTCTTTGCCCTTGCCTGAGCAGCACCACAGTGCTGGTGCCCCTACCCTGCCACTATGTGCATTCCAGAGGGACTGGTCGGTGAAGTTCTCCCCCAGGGCGCGTTTCGCGTCCGCTGTGGTATCTTCGCACTCTCCGGTAACGGAACATACGGCTGGCTGCTCTTTGAGTAGCTTGCCCTTCGCCCCGGTCACACGCGGTTTTCCTGCGGTTTCCCAAATGATTTTTTGTGCACTAGTCATGCTGCCTCCTGCACGATGAGTAGGCCACATCCGTAGGCTTTCCCAGCTCCCACACCAGCGCGCTGAATGTCTGCGAGTGTGTCGCGGCAGGCTACGGTGCCGGTGCCGGTGAATATCACGCGCCGGTGGTAGATAGTCATCTCATGCCGCTGACCCCTAGCTACGGGCATCAGCGTGGCATCCACCTCATGGATATTGATTGCGGCATCCAGCTTTCGGTGCGCCCACGGCACCCAGTCCTCCTCACCGAGTGGGGTGCGCTTACCGCGCCTCCCCTTGCCTCGGCTCACACATACAGTGGGATTAGCGATCAGCGCCCACTGGACAGGCACACCAGTAATCGGGGTGATGGCCTCCACACTGTGGGTGCGGGTGATGACTCCGGGCATCACATCCGGCCAGTGGACAGGCTCATCGTGTTGTATGACGAGGGTGCGCCGGTCTGGTAGTGACCAGAGGAAATTCCCCTTAATGTCGTGCTTGAGTGTGCGGTGCAGTGCCTGCGAATCGTGGGCAAGCCTCTTGGCATTCCTGCTTAACACGCAGGTAGTTAGTGTGGTCATTTGCTGCTTCCGATGCCTTTTCTCCGCGGTGGGTTGTGTGCGGCGGCCGATGCGGTTCCAGTTGATGGGGTCGATGGTGTCGCCGTACTCGGCATGATTCGGGGCGGTTGTGGTCATGGTATTACCTCCCAAGTGGTTGTGCGTTTCACCCTTCGAGTGCCCCGTGGTCGAGGAGGTGCTCTAGGGCTTCCTCCGCGGAGTCGAATGCCATGCTGTGCGCCAGCCATTGCTGCGCTAGGTGTGGCGGGAGTTGTAGACGGACGGTGATGAAGTCCGCGTAGGGGGTATCCTGCGCTTCTTCTTCCGGTAGCTCTTCCACCGTGTTGAGACCATCGAGGAGGGCATCTAGGTCTGCTTGCTCATACCCGGTGGCGTCTAGGTCTGGGAGCCAGTCGAGGAGGTCAGCGAGTGCCTCGTTGTTGTAGCCTGCTTCATCACTGGTTTTGTTGTCCACGAGGACGATTTCAGCAGCTTGGGTTTCGTCCACGTCGATGATGTAGCACGGCACCATCGTGTAAGGCTGGTCTTGAGCTGCGTTGGCGGCTTGCTTATTGAGTTCCCGCATAGCGGCGAGGGTGTGGTTGCCTGCGAGGACGGCCCATTCTTCCCCGGTTTGGGAGCCGGTGTTGACGAGTAGGGGTTTGAATAGGCCGTGCTGGTGGAGACTCTTTTTGATTGCGGGAATGTTGCCCTTGCGCGGGTTACGGGCGTAGTTGTGTAGCTGCTCAATCGGGAGGTGTTCGAGGGTGCCTTGGGGTGGTTGTGTGTCGCTCATACGGCTTAGTGTGCAGCGGCAACCCAAGCGGTCAGTTGGCCACTAGTTCTCGTTATCCATACTATCTAGCTCCGCCACCTTTATGGCATCTAAGCGCTTGGCTGCCGTTTTTCTGTCGCCTTTGACGAATACGAGGATGTCTTGGTGGACACGGGCAAGGGAGCGTCCTCCCTCGAACATTTTCTTAGCCCGAATAGCTCCCGTGCCGACGTTGTTGACTAGCACGGCGTCGTTGGCGAGGTGCCATCCGTCTGGCATCGCGTTCATCATGCACGCCTTCATGTCTCGGAGGTCACCCCTTTTATCACGGGCGGAGCCTACGACGAACGCTGCGAATCGGTTAGGGCGTAGGCACCGGTCTACTTCCTGCAGGGTGACGGCCATAGCGGCGTTGAAGTCCTCTGTGGACAGATTGGAGATGTCGGCTTCGTCGTCGGAATATTGTTCTAGGTCGTAGTAGGGAGGGCATCCGATTATGAAGTCGAATGATTCAGCCTGGTTATCTTGCATTGTTTTGGCGGAGTCTCCATCAATCCAAACTGGTTTGTCTACTCCGTGTGGGAGGTGACCACGCTCTTTTATTCTGTCTGCTTGCTTTCGGTTCTCCACGCACTGCTCTGCGCGTAGCTCGTGCCCCTGATAATGACGGTTTAGCACGGCTCCCACGATTCCTCTTACGCTGCCGCCTGCCCACGGATCGAGGGTGCGGTCTCCAGGGTTACTAAACCAAAGATAAAGGATTTCACATAAGGCGGGGTCGAACACGCTGGTTCCCCTGCCTTCATTATACGGTTTTAATTGATCTTCATATTTTTCGAGTATTTCCTTATTAGTTAATTCACTATTAAGTGCCAATGCTTTGTTTTTAATTTCGTACCAGTTAATGAAATTACCTGACGGCGGAGCGTAAATTAATTGCCCAGCCCGCCCTTCCTGCGCAGCTACGCCTAATTTCAGCCATGACTGCTTGCGCTCTCGCCACTCCCCTCGACGAGTGTCAATAACCGTCGTGGGAACAACCAAAAATCGTTCCGCCAGAGTCAACGCGGCAGCCTCCGCGACTTCATCCAGCGAGTAATCCTCCTCATCACTCGCTAAATCTGCGCCACTACCATCAAGCTGCGTAAGCTCCTCCAAATCGTCGGCATCGTATCCTGTGCCGTCGAGGTCGCCATCCATCATATTCAGGAGTCCCAATAACTCCTCATTATCGTACGAGCCGAGGTCAGCGGTGCGGTTATCAGCCAAGACGATGCGGGCGGCGCGCTCCGCATCCACATCAACCATCCATACCTCAACCTCCTGCCAGCGTGGATCGTCGGGGTGTTCCTCCGCGAGTTCACGGATAGCTTTCACAGTGTGGTTACCGGCAAGAATCTCGTTTGGCTTATCCGTGTAGGTGCCCTTGTTGACAATTACGGGGCGGAAGATGCCGTTAGCGACGATGCTGCCTTTAATGGCTTGTACGTCGCCCCGGCGTGGATTTTTGGCGTAGTGGTTGAGCTGAAGGAGTGGGACAGTTTGGTGCTCACCAATGTTGGCTGTGTTTTTGGCTGTCATGGCTCAGAAAGCTAGCCACCCCCGCCAGGCGGTCAGTTCTCTTTAAGTGGCTCCCGCTTTGCCCTTGGGTTTCTCACCCCGTGGGTTTGATACTGCCGCTCATCCCTGCGATCCCATGTCTTGTATGGGTTTCGCATAGCTGAGGTCGCAACCTGGGACGCTTCCCGGTTCACGCGACGTTCTTCACGAGCTATTTCGCGTAGTTCCCGCTCGTACTGCTTCCGCTCACGAGCGAGGATCGCCTGCCACTTCTTTGCAGCTTCCTCATTACGGGCTGCGCGCCGGAGGTTAGCTTCAAGTTCAGCCTGAGAGCGGCGAGTACGGATACGGTTAAACCATTCATTCAGCTCATGAAGGCGGTCTACCGCTTCATCCTTATCGGCTCGTGATGTGGCTGTATTTAGTTGCTGTACCCACTTTTGCTGCTCCGAGTAGTACTTGTCCTCCATCTCGGCGTTACGCTCTTCGAGGCGGAGGCGTAGGGCTGCTTCGCGTTGCTCAGGGGAGGCTTTACGAGGGCGGCGGGTTCGGTGTTTCATGTGTCTAATCTTTCCATGCGGATCTCGTGCTGGTGAGGTCAGGCTGTGGTTATGGTGGTGAGCGCTCCGGCCTTGTGGAGGTATTTGGCGAGGATGATGGAGGCCACTTCACTCAACGGCTGGCCCTCCCTCGCGGCGCGCCACTTGAGGTGTTGGAGTAGCGGCACCGGGCAGCGGAGGCCCCTATCCACACCGCCGTTTCGCTTACCGGAGGCGAGGTGTAGCTCCTCATTGCTGGTGGATGTTCCGGCGTACACGCCCCAGGCGAGGGCCTCGACAATGAGGGCGTTGGGGTAGATGCCGCGCTTATCTGCCAAGGTCTGTACGTCTGCGAGGAGGGTGGGGTGGAGCCATAGTGTGGTCGCGGTTACCTCACGGATAGCCGGGTCGGTGCGGAGCCGGTTGTAGGCGTGGTGTTTCTTGTAGAGGTTCTCTAACTCTGCCCTGGTGGCCTCTGCTGGGTTATGCATGTACCCGCCTTGTGCCCTGTAGGTGCCGAGTGATGATGTCGGCGACGAGTTGGGATTGGGTGATGCCGCGCTCCTTAGCAAGGTCAGTGACGGCGGTGGCAGCGGCGGCGGGGACGCGCCAGGTGCGTTGGATGGAGACTTTACTGCTGGCGGGTGTTTGGCCTGTAAAGACTGATGGGGGTGGGGTTACGAGGCCTTGAAGGATGATGTCGGTAAATACGGTGTTGGCGGAGGTTTCGAAAAGTTCAGCTCGTTCGATTATGCGGCGTTCGAGGTGGCGGGGTGTGTGGTAACAGACGAGACGGGTTTTGAGGTCGGGGTCGGCACGGAGTTCAAGGAGTGTGCGGTGTTTATTGAGGAGAGTTGCCGGGTTGGTGCTCATGCTGCTTCCTCCTCACCATTATCGGCGTGGGTAGTGGCGATGTGGAGGAGGGTAGCGACGCATTGGCCGATATCCGCTGGTTCGTTAAGGGCGTAGTAGTACTGGTTGTAGTGCGCATCAGCTCCCCAGGCTTCGCCGGTGGTGAAGTCGAGCTTGAAGTAAGTGTCCGGCCCGGTGTAGATGATTGGGCCGGTGCTTGCGGTGGCGGTACGGAGGCCGACAGAGGACGCGAGGTTGGCTATAGCGTTGGTGATGAGGGTGTGCTTCATGGCGGGGGTTTCCTTTCTTTGTTGGGGGCCATTGCAGTGGCCGTGGTGCCCGTGGGGAGGCTTGAACTCCCCTTGCCTGCCGGTCGGGCTAGTCAATGAGGTTGAGGTAGTACCCTTGTCCAAACTGTGGGTGGTCGGGGTCGTTAAATCCTCTGATTCCTACACGCTCGGGGAACATGTAAATGACCTTGGCGTGCCTATATTTCTGTTCTGCGTACTGGAGGGTGGAGGTGGTTGCATCGGCCAGGCTAGTTTCTGGCAACACCTCGGTGACCGGCGTGCCGGTCTCATCGAAGTGTGTCCTGGTGATGACTGGCACGGTGTTACACCGATTCTGGAAGGGTATCGTAAGTGGATGGGGCGGTCTGAATGCCTGCGTTCTTCGCTACGGTGATTGGGGTGTAGCCGGGGTGATCCTCCGTGGTGGCTTTGCCTTCGGTGTGGAGCTTGCCCCATTCGAGGGCTTCCTCATGTTTGGTGGCGTGTTCTTCGCAGAAGTTGTAGTCGGTGAGGGTGGTGGCTTCTTTGGCGCAGTGGCTGTTCTGGCATTTCATGGTGTGGTTTTCCTTTGGTGTTGTGGTGGTTTAGAGGGCTGCGATTGCGGCGTTCATGGCTTCGTTTTGAAGCTCTGCGATTTGGCGGGCTGCGCGGTCTGCGCGTGCTTGGTGGTAATTGTATTCTTCGCGGCTGGTGGCGTTGTTGCGCTCGGCGATGATGGTGTTGTATTCGTTCTTCTTGTTGGCGATTTCCTGCTTGTAGTTCATGGTATTTCCTTTCGGTGTGGGGTTGCAGCCCCCTTGCTCTCTTGCTTACATGATCTACTATACCCCACTATTTACAATTTGTAAAATCGTAGGGTTATTGCAGGCCATTACCCGATGAACCAAACCCATCTTCAGCACGCTCCGACTCCCCCAGCGCATCAACCCGCTGTAGCTCCACCCGAGGCAACTCCTCCACCACCAACTGCAGTACAAACTCCCCCGCATGAAACCACACCGGATCCCGCGACTCATTATGCAAGCTCGCCTTAATCGTCCCCGTATAGCCCGCATCAATAATCCCCGTGCCGTTCGATAGGCACACGTGCCGCTTCACCCCGACGGAGGAACGCACAAATAGCTTCCCCACGTACCCGGCGGGGATATTCACCCGCACCCCAGTATCGGCCACCGTATGCCCACCCATCGGTACCCGGGTGCGCTCAATGACGGCGAGGTCAAACCCGGCATCGTCAGGGTGAGCGCGGCGCGGCTCCCGCGCCCCATCCTCCAGCATGAATGGAATCGTCAGCATCAAAAATATCCTTCTTATCGTAAAAGTTGTTTACATTAGGCTCGTGCGAGCGCCGGGGCGGCCCGCCGGTATAACTCCCGCTTCCGCTCCTCCCTACCGGGTGGGCAGTCCTTGGGTGGGCACGGGAACCATAGCCCCGCTCGGACGAGGCCAATATTATTATTTTCCAGCACATCGGCGGCGCATTCAGCGAGCACCGGGCACCCCTCGCATAGCTCCTCCGCTATGCGGCTTTTCTCATCCCGGCGGATACTCCGGTCGCGATCCAGGTCGTACCGGTTGGGGTCATCATTCCGGCATTTGGCGCGGTTCCACCAGTTCTCTGGCTCGGTGCTGGTTTCAGGCTCAAACGGGGTGTTGCTCATAATGGGGTCTTATTCTGCGGCCTTGCGGCGGTGCTTGCGGATGAGGTCAGCGGCGTGGCGTGGCTGGGGCATGTTCTTCGGGTTGTGCTTTGGCTTGCTCATAGTGGTGTCTCCTGCGGGTGATTATGGGGTGTGGTGGGTTGCGGTTGGTGCGCGTGATTATGGGTTGGTGTTGCAGCTTGGTGTCTTAGAATTAGCTGTTTGCCAGTAGTGAGGAATGCGCGCCCCTCCCCCGCCGGTGGGTTACCCGGCTACGCTTTCCCATTCCTCTGGTGTGAGGTCGCCGGGGCCAAGGATTGGCTTGTCGTGGAGTTCGTAGTACTCCTCGAAGCTCGCACACAGCGGCTCGTACTCCGGCTTGATATACCAGTCTTTAGTCACGTGTGGGAGGCCCTGGCGGTCTGCCCACGAGGCTTCGACGAGTAGGGCGATTCCTTTTTTGGTGAGGTTATTTTTTACGCGAGTGTCAGCGATGAGTATAAGGTCTCCATCGTCGTTGCGTTCGTTATTGATGGAGGCCCAGCCGAGTGCCATTTTTTGGGCGTGAGTGAGGGTGGCGGTTTTCATTCTCGGGGTTTCCTTTTCTGACTAATTTTTCGCTTGCAGGCGAGGGGTGGGGGTTAGAGGGCGTTGTTGGCGACTACTTCCCAGAAGTCTTTGGTGTCGTCGATGTGGAAGCCGGTATCGGTGGAGGTGATGAGTTCGTCTGCGATGGCGTCGATGTTGTGTTCGTTGGCCCATTCGCCGAGTGGTTCGATGATTTCGTACTGGATGGCGTCGTTCTTGGTGGTGTAGGTGGTCATTGTTGTGGCCTTTCTTTGTGCTCTCTTGCTTACATTTATTACTATACCCCACCGTTTACATTTTGTAAAATCGTGCGTGTTTGTTAGGAATAATAAGGCTCCGGCGGGGTATCCGCCACCCATAAATCAACCCACAATTTCCCCTGCTTACCCCGCTCTGGAGGCCACAAAATGGGCTCCGGCTTCCCCATAAAATACGGAGTATCATCTTCCACGATCCCCAGCCCGGGAATACGCTTCGAGCCTCCCGCCAAAGCGTCCATAAGCGGCTTACTAGAGGCCGTCACATTATCCGTATCCCGCCGTCGCCTATCTGGCACGCGGTAATTCATCTGCACCAGCAGGTACCGCTTCCCCTCCGGCATCCGCAGCCCCCGCCCCAGTAGGTGCAGGGTCTCCTGAATCTCCCGCTTCGCAGCCGCACGCCCATACACCGCACCCCGCGAGGCGGGCGACGCATCATTCATCGATAGTGGAGGCTTAGACCACGGCAGCTCAATACGCTTCCAAAAAGTCAGATCCTCGGGGTACGTCATCACCATTGGCGGGTACTCAAGCATGGCCTATACCCCCGCCTCGAACAGCGGCATTTGCACCGCGAGGACAGTATTCCGCTTCGGCGGGGCACTATGCCGCTTCCGGTCGATATGCTTCCGCAAGCCCCGGTGAGCGCTGCCTACATTGTTCTCCCGCTTCCATGCGGTATAGGCCGACCGGCACTCGGTACAGAAGCCCCTCGCGTAGTGCTTCACATAGCCGTCGGGGGTGATGGCGCGGTGCCATTTCACCATCGGCTGGTGACAGTTTCTGCAGCGATCTGGAGCCTGGGCACGCTGCTCCCGTACCGCCGTCGGTACCTCCTCCCGCTCCGCTATCTGAGATAGTCGCATCATCGTCTCAAAATCGCCGTAGCACACCACCCCGGCCTGGATTACATCGGAGGCGGGGGCGGTGCCGGAGTCATTGAGGCCACTGCCGGAGGTGAGGGCATTCTGCGCGCATTGCCGTCGTATCGGGCATTCCTCGCACATGGTGATGGCGGCGCGGACGGCGGCGGGCTTAGCACTGTTGGGGTTGATGAATGCTGTGTTTTTGGTTTTATGGCAGGCGGCCTGAGTGGGCACGTAAGGCTCCTAAAAAGAGTGGTTGGGGTTGCCCCTGCCTATTTTTGTTGCCTCGATCCTATGTACCAATAAAGTCCGCACATATGTACCAGTGCGGACTCTATCGAACAGTGTGGGGGTGCCCTCCTACCCCACCCACGCGAGGTTCGACTGCAGCGCCTCAATCAACCGGCCTGCTTCCTCACGATTCAAATCAAACTGCGACCCACCAGCATCAAGGGTGACCACAGAATACTCATCCCCCGGCGTATCGTCCGAGAAATTAGACACGGCCAACGTCCCCATCGGGGTGCTAATACGCTCCATTCACGTCTCCTACTCGTCGAAAATTAGTGACCACAAGAATAGAACACCCTAGCGACATGCGCCGGGTGTTCCACCCCCACGGTTTTGGTTTACCGCTGCTTAGAACGGAGGTTCGGAACCCCCACCGCCGAAACCACCAGTCTCGGAACGCGGCTGCGAGTTCCACGGGTCACCCTGCGTACCACCGGAAGCGCCGTTCGAGGCGTACCCCCCACCATTATTCTGCGCGGAGACACGGTTAACCTGCGCCTCCTGCCCAATCATGGATACGCCCACCTGCTGCACCATCATGGCGAATACAGTCTGCTCCCCCTGGTCGGAATTCCACACCTCCGGCTTGAGGTCGCCGGTGACGATAACCCGGTCGCCTTTACTGAATGTGGAGCACGCGTGCTCTGCTTGCCTACCAAATACGGTGGCAGAGACCCACACGGTCGGCCCGTCAAAATATTCTCCATTGCGGTCGCGCTGGCGCTCACTCCATGCGACGCTTAGGCGGGTCATTGGTTTGCCCTGTTGGGTGTGCTTAAGTTCTGGGGCTTTACCCAGATTCCCGGTGATGGTTGTGTTTGCCATGCTTATTATCCTTTCTGACTGTGCTCGGCGGTCAGGCTGCCGGTTGCTGATGGGGTTGCAGCCCCAGGGTGGTGTTACCGGTCTCCCGCGAGGATACGGGTCACCAGCGGCCGTGAGATTCCCGTCCGCTCCGCCAAAATACTGGCTGGCACCCCAGCGGCTTTCGCCCTCCGGAACGCTGCCGTTCGACGCTTCTTCGCTTCTTCTATCTGACTGTGTAGGGTGAGGATTTCCTCGTGGGTGGCGACGGCCTCGTCTTCAAATTTCTTTTTTCTTTCCTGCAGTTCCTGCTCGCTCATGCTCATATCGATCATCTTTCCACACCTCCTCCTGCTACCTCCGGTTCGCTCATAACTCCTCCCAATTGCTTTCCCAGCGGCGGATGTGGCTGTGTGGTCCTAGGTCCAGGTCTTCGCCTGTGGTGAGGGTGATGCCGTCGGAGTCGGTGTAGTCGTCTTCCCATTCCCCTGCTGGCGGCTGGCCGTCTGGTGTCCAGGCTCGAGGTAGGTCGTGGCGTGGGGTGAGGTTTTCGGGGATGGTGAGGCGTCCTAGTTGTCCTTCATGGATTAGCTCACAGAATCCCTGGTGTTTGAGACTGTCGTCTACGTAGATTGCGAGGTTGGTGCGCTCGTCGGGGTCAGGGAAGTCACACCACATTCCTTGGCACTGTGCTCTTTCCTGTGGGGTCATGTCTGCGAAGGTGGTCATGCTTCCTCCGTGTAGTTTGCGGCGGCGAGTACAGCGAGGGCGAAGGCGGCGACATCTTCAGGGTTAGCGCTCATGTTGCAGGCCGGGACGTTGATGAAGACTCCCCCGCGCATGTAGTCCACGTAGACGGTTTCTTTGGTGTTTCCGAAGTTTGTGATTTCCCAGCGTGGCCAGCCGTGTCGGCTTAAAAGGTCGGGCTTTGGTAGCTCGGGGGCGAGCAGACCGGCATCGTCGAGGTATTTGGCGAGGTCTTGGGGATTGTGGAAGCCGGTTTCGTGTAAGCCTGTGATGAGCTGCGCGGCGCGGTCTTGGTTACTCATTGGTTCTCCTCGGTGTGGTTGGTGGCGGCGAGTAGGGCGAGGCCTATTTTCCGCATCTTGGCGGGGGCTCCTTTAACTCTTCCTGCTGCTGTGCGTAGCAGGATTTCGCCGTCGAAGATGTAGATTGAGCCGATATCGCGGCCTTCATCGTCTTCGACGAACCATCCTTTCGTGCCATCACTGAAAGACTGTGCGGGTTCGGGCAGGTCGGGGGCGAGTAGACCGGACTCGTCGAGGTATTCGGCGATGTCTCGTGGGGTGTTGAAGCCGGTTTCGTATGCGGCTTCGATGAACTTGGCGGCGCGGTCTTGGTTATTCATTCATTTTCCTTTCGATGAAGTTCAGGTAGTTTTCCCATTCGGGTTGGTCTTGGTTGAGCTGGTCTTTTTCTTCCGGCGTTGCTTCCTCGCGTAGGCGGAGGTCGAGGCGTGCATCCTGGATTAGTTGTTCTTGAGTACGCTCATCGAGTTCTTCCCAGTGCTCCATTACCCATCTGGTGGTGTGGCGGAGGAAATAGGATGGTCTTTCGCGGCAGTGGCGTAGTGCGCTGATGATGATGTGCTGGTCTTGCGGTGGCAATGTGGGGTAGGGCATTCTTTTCTCCTGGTGTTGTAGGCTGGTGGTGTACACCGCGTCCGCTCACGATTGTGATGGCGCGGTTTTCTCTTATTCCGCCAGTTCTTGCTCGTAGGCGGTGATTGCTTCCTTGGTGAATTTCGCCGCCAATTCCGGGGTGACTCTACTGACACGCAATACGTGGTCTCGCTTGGCATCATCATTGAGGTCGTAGACATTTACACTGATAGTGTCTTGCGAGCCTTCGAATGATGAGCCGACTATCGTGTAGGGGCCTTGGTAGTCGTGCAGTTGATAGTCGTGCACGATGCAATCTATGCCACCGTGGCTTTCCCAGAAATCGTTAACTTGCACGTGGCATCCCAGAAGCTCAAAGAACTTTTCAACGGTTGAAATAGCGGTTTCTTTAGGGGTCATTATTCTCCCTCCTGGAGTACGTAGCGGCGGCCCGTCGGGGTGAAGCGTTCCTTAACATCGCCTAGGGCGACTTTTGGCCCGTCCGATGTCTGCATGAAGCTGATAAATTCGTCAAATTCGTAAAGCATGACCACCTTGCCCCAGTTGGGGTGCTCTGCTTCCGCGAGGTAGTGCAGCTCATCGTCCCATTCGACGTCGGCCATGGTCGGAGGGGTGGTGTGGGCGAGGATGAAGTTAGCTGCGGCCTGAATTTCGGGCGAGCTGACTTCACAGGACTTGTTCCACTCCGCCCATTGGCGGGCGAGCTGCGCGTCGATGATTTCTTGGCGGGTGGGGTTAATCATTGGTATTGCTCCCATTCATATCCGAGTTCAGTTTTGGTGATTTCCAATTTGCGGAGTAACTCTTCTGATGTGCATGTTTCGGCGCTTTCTAGGACGTTGGCGATATTCCGCATGTCTTGTTGGATATCATTTCCGCCCAAGGAGGAATACTCCCCGCCTGCTGCTTCTGCGTAGGCATAGAGTGCTGTGATTGCCGCCTGAACGTTTTCTTGTCTCATTCCTGCACCTCCGTGAGTGTGTAGCGCTTGCCAGTAGGGGTGAGTTCCTCTACACGCGCTACTTGTATATCCCCAATCTTCTTCTCGATTGGTTGGACAAAAATTATCAATCCGGATTCTCTTAGCATGGCCACCTTCCCCCAGTCGGGATGTTCTGCTTCTGCGAGGAAGTGCTCATTGTCGTCCCACTTAATGTCGTTCATGGTGAGGAGTGGCTTAGGCGGGAGGAACTTGGCTAGGCGTTCGTAGCTGGTGGTGTGCTTAGCTTCTTCGAGGGGAATGTCGTATAAGTTTTTGATTAGGTATTCCAGGGTCTTGTGTGCGTCGAGGATTTCTTGGCGGATTGGGTCAGTCATTGGTGTTTATCCTTTCTTGCCAATGATGGCTACAGAAATATGTCAGAGAATAGCTTCCCAGCGATAAACCCGAGTAGGGCAAATACCAGGGGTTTTAAAAGAAACGGGAGGGAAATCATCGTTCTTATCCTCTCTGTGTATGAGGGTGGCACCCCGCCAGCACAGCGGGGGCCGGGTGTTTAGATTCCGTCTTTCCACATGTCGTAGGCTGCGTCGCAGTTCCCTACCGGCTCGTCGGTGTCAAGGACTTCGATGTCGAGGATTTCGCCCATGTCAGCGAGTGCTGCTTCGAATTTTTGCGGGTTTTGGGCTTCGTAGTAGCCGCAGTGAATCGCGTATCGGAGGTCGTCATCGTCTGGGCTGATGGTGACGATGTGGGTGCTGGTGGGCTGGTTGTGATCGTGGAAGATGGTTACTTCGCATACGGCGTTCATGTTGTTTCCTTTCTGTGAGGGGTTGCAGCCCCTTTTCCTTGGTACGTTTATTACTATACCAAGAAATTTACCAGATGTAAAATTATGGTCAATTATTAGGCTAAAATAGACATCATTCCCGAATTGACGATCCTTATCTAGATTCACACCACCAATCCGTCTCCGGGGCCTTCGTCGCGGCGTTGTAGTGGCTTGACTCTCGGTACACAGTGCCAGAGCCGCAATGCTCACTATCATCATCCTGCGAGTCGATTAGGTGGAACATCGTGACGAAGCAGCCCACCAAAGAAACGATCCCTATCGCAAGAGCTAAGAAGCCACCTATCCACTCGCCATCGCTCAGCGCATCGAATGCCTCTAGACAAATGAATACGCTCATCGAAAGCCATGCCATAAATGCTATGACTGCGACAGCCATGAGTACATACTCCACGATCAACCCCCTGCGATGATGGTCAGCACCCACAGCAAGGCGTACACGGGGTGATTAGGGTCAGCCACACCACCATCCGACGTGTAAGCGGAGCTAGCGAGTAGGTCAATCAGCTGATTAAGCAACATTCTTCCCCTCCTCCGCGGTGTACGGGTTCAGGTCAGTAACCTCGGCCAATTCGGCCTGTTGGCCATCCTCCCCCTGGTCGAGGAGCCAGCGGCCGCCCTCCACGATGAGAAGGAGCACGCCGCCCCCGGCGATGATCCCCACGGCGGGATTGAGGGCGATCCATGCCTGCGCCCCAATGAGGGAGGGGAGGCCGATGAGGAAGATTCCGGCGATGAGGTAGAAGAAGATAGCGTCGAAGTGTTCGAGCTTCATGGTTGTTTCCTTTCCGAAGATTGCCACTTGCAGGTGGCGTTGATTATGCGGTTATGCGGCCTGTGGTCGGTGATTCTTGTTGAGGACGGTGTGGAATGCTTTTGCGGCTTGCACTACATCGTCGAGGGTGTTGAGGTACTCCTCCATTTCGATGGGGGTGCGGAGTTCATCCGCCTCGCGGATGTGGAGGCTGACCCGCCATTCCTGGGTTGAGTTATCCCAGTACGGCTCGATGGTGGCGGGGCAACGGCCTTCCATTTCGTATTCGATGTAGGCGATTTGGTCTTGGACTTCCATCTTGTAGGCGGTGGCATCGTCGATGTAGGTGGTGGCCTGGGTGAGTGCCATGAGGATTCCTTTCTGTGGAGGGGTTGCAGCCCCTTGTTTGCTTGGTACATAAATTATCATACCCCACCGTTTACTATTTGTAAAATTGAGTATTCCGACTAGCGTTATTCACGCCCCGCGCCGCGCCCTAAGACGCTCCGCAATAGCCTGAATATCCTGCACGCTTGGCTGCGACTGAGGCGCTTCCACCTCACGCGGCCGGTACCCACGCGCTTCACCAAAAGTGCCCTCCGCAAGCTGCCTATCACGCTCCACACGCCGCGCCTCACGGTGAGCATCCAACTCCCGCTTCCGCTGCGGATCGCGCTCCCACCGCTCAACCACCAGAGTCGCCGCCCGCTTCATCTCACGCGGCGTCACCATACGATCCCCCACAAGCTCCGTAGCCCACAGCTTCACAGCCTCGGGCCACACCTCACGAGGAAACGGCATCCCAGCCAGCACCCCAGCCCACGCATTCACCGCCTCCATCGACGGCTGCGGGAATCGATCCGGAGCCAGGCGCTTGCCGTACTGCAGCACATAGGCCGCAAGCTCCTGCGCATCCTCACGCGTTTTCTTTGCATCTACCACGGCAACTCACCCCGCGACTCCCAGTTATGCTCTGGGTACTCCAGCCCGCGTGACGCCTCGGTCTCCTGTCGGCGTGACTCATTGAGGAGGTCTACGAAGTCCATGCCGCCACCCTGCTGCGGCTGCTGCGGCTGAATATCCTGCGGGCGGGTCTCCTCATCGTCCCACGATTCCGCATTGAGCCACGTCGCCGGGTACGGGAGCTTATCCTTAGGCCGATTCTCCACCGCCCAGGAGCGCTTAGAACGCTCTAAACCGTCCTTTAGGGTACTTACCTCAACCCCCGCCTTTCGGGCCCTACGGAACGCCTTACGGGCCGCGCCCTTACCCGTCTTGCGAGGATAATCCTTGTACCAGTCCACAAACTCGGACTCCCAGACCTCCTCACGGCTCTGAGGTTCAGTTTGCCGGTCGGGCGTGCCTTCACCCCGCTCGGTACGAGCGAGGGGGTATTTATCTAGTTCAATTGGATCTAGTTCAATTGGATCTAGTTCTGTACTCTCTCTAGAGGTAGACCCCCTACCTGAGGAGAGGTAGGGGGTAGTACTCTCCTCAGGTACACCCCCTACTTCTATAGAGGTAGGGGTATTACGCATATCGAGTAGGCGGTACCCATTTGAGGTTTGCTCTGGGTACTCCTCCGAACGCTCTAAAGAGATCTGCCCCTCCTCATTCTTGAATCGTGCGAACGTCTTGAGTACACCAATTTCACGCAGCTTGTTGATGTACTGGTCTACCGGCGTCGCTGATTTATACCCCAGATGACGCGCTAGCGTGCGCCGGGAGGGGTGAGCCATCTTAGTGCGATAATTGGCGTATTTTTTGAGCCATGCGTACAAGGCCAGGGCGCGGGAATCACCGTCTAAGGCTTCCAGCACCTCATACGGAATCATCACGAATTGGCGCGTTTCGTCGTAAATATCTGCTGACATTATGGGCGCATCTCCGTCCGCAAGGTCGTGCCATCCTCCCCGAGGAGTACCCACCTGCCACGGATGCACATCGGTACCTCCGCAGGGTTAGGGTGATGAGAATGCACGATGAGACCACGCTCCCGGCCCGCCTGTGGTGAGGTGTGAGTAATGTAATCGTGGCAGGCGTGACAAAGCGCGGCACCATTGCTCACAACGTCATTGTTCCGCTGGCGGCGCTGCCGGTGGTGCCACTCCTCCGGCGCTCCGGTGCAGCCGGGTAACCCGGCCTCACAGCGGCCACGTGACCTATCCATGACTAGGCGGTACACCTCCGGCGGCATTGCTCCGCCTCGGCGGGGGCGGCGTTTCATCGGGGTGCGCTTGAGTGGTGTGCGTTTCACTTAGGGTTTCCTTCCTGTAGGTAGACGCTTGCAGGCGTCAGTAATGTGGGGGTTAAAAATAGCCCCACCCGCGAGGCGGGCAGGGCGCTGGGAGGCGCTTAAGCCGCCTCGGTCTTAGAGTCCTCCACTACCTCCCCATCGAGAACATTCTTTACGGTGTCCTGCGCTTCCTGCGATTGGACTTTCTGCAGGCGCTGGATGGTCTCCTGTGCCATCTGTACGAGCTGCCCGTCGCCTTGCTGTTGGTAGTAGCGGAGCGCCGCGTTGAGCTTATCGAGGTCACGGTTCTTCTCCGCATCCATTAGGCCCTGCGCCTGGGTAGATACGTACCCCTTACGCTCTGCGGCCTGCTGCTGGGGGTTAGTCTGCTGCGGGTACTGATTCCCCGGCTGGGAAGAACCCCGCTCAAAGTAGGACTCATCCGGATCGGGTTCCTGAGTAGGCAGCGCCAGCGTCTGAATGTAGGCGGTACGCAACGCCACGGAATGCGCCTTAGCGGTGGCCTTGTCCGACATGTCGAAAGCCTCACCCCACGTCACGGTACGTAGGCCCTCGTCTACCGGGTGGCCCGCCAGCAGCCACACAACTTCCAACTCCAACAGGACGTGAGTCATGCTGCCGCCATTCTTACGCGGAACCACATCCTTGATGTGCTGAAGTGCGCGGGGCGCTGCAACCACACCATGCTTACGGAGCACGGGGCCGCAGGCGTTCAACACGCCGTCGATACCACGGAAGTTGAAGTTCTGGGCGTTATTGCGTCCGTCCTTACCCACGGCAGGCAAGTCCACCATAATGGCGTTGAGCGCCGTGAGAATGTCGGGGTGCTTGGTTGTTTCGGTAGTCATTACTGTTCCTCCATGATCTTTTCGAGATATGCGTCTGATATTTCCTGGTAGCGAGGTTTATCCTCGGGGTGGCGTTTCACCCATGAAGTGGTGCGGCGGCATGTTCTACATGCTCTGCGGCGATTGTCTGGGCCAAACATGATGAGGTTTGCCCCGGTGTATGGATGCCCATATTTGCAGTGCGTTTTACGGGTTTGCCAATGAGTTTTCTGGTTCACAGCGTCGTACATGTTGTCGCTGCGCGTGCCGTAGTAGAGGTTTGAAGGCTGGTTATTAGCCGGGTTCCCGTCCTTGTGGCAGATTTCCTTGTTTTCTGGGTAGGGGCCAAGAAATGCCAGGGCCACTACTTGGTGAACGAGGGACGGGATTGTCTTTCCATCTTTTCGGAGGTCAATTCTCAGGTGACCAGAGGGCATAACCGTTTCTTTTAGTACACGGCCCTTTAAGTGGTATACGCGTCCGTCTGACCTTAAAATACTTCGGTCAACCGACCGTATATAGCCCGCGTCGCTCGCCTCATACAATCCCTCAAAGCCGGGGACTGGTATCCACTCACTCATGGTTTATTTTCCGTCCGTGATTTCGTCCAGCGAGTTAGATGCGCTGGTGATCATGTGCTCAATAGCGGCCTTGGCTACCTCGTCGGTGCCCTTGCGGATAGTCATTCGTGGGGCTGAGCTGTCTTTAATTTCCCAGCCGGGCGCAAGGTCGCCTTTAATCTGCCATTCTTTGAGCACGTGGTTTGCGAGGTGCTTTTCATCATCTCGGGAAATGCTGGAATCCAGCAGGTCGGGGCGTATCTCGAACAGCAGGTCAATGATTTCTTGGTGCCGTGGATCGGATTCCGGCGGGAGTGCGTCGATGATTTCTGCTCCGTCCTCGTCGGCCATTGCGAGGAGGGTAGCGCGGTCACTGCAGACCGCTTTCTTGTTCGGCTGGCTCATGGAGGCGGTGCCGAGCTTTACGCCCTGCTCGTTGGTGACGGTGCGTTTGTCGCCGGGCTGTAGTTCTTTCTCCAGCTGTTTCTTTTCCGCTTTGTGTACCTCGTAGAGTTTGCCGAGGATGGCGGCTTGGAGGATGACGCGCTGTGCGAGGTCGTATTTCGCGTTCGCGTGCTCTGGGGTGTTATCATTGGGTTGCATCAGGTTTTCAGTTTCCTTTCTGACTGGTGCGAATCCCCCACATTTATGGTGTTGCAGCACCGTGGGGGTTTTCCTAGTTTTATGCTGCGTCCGCCAGTGTTTGCTCCACATTGATGAATGTGTCGAGGTCGTGGCGGGTGAATAGGACTTTGCGTCCGGGGCGGGATGCTTTGATGAGTCGGTTTTCATGATCAGCGCGGTTCATGTAGCTGTAGATGGTGGTGCGGCTTACGCCGCCGAGGTACTGCTGTGCCTCTTTGAGGTCGAGCAGTCCTTCGGGGTGGCCTTTGATGTAGATAGCCATGTGGTGTTTCCTTTTTTGACTAGCGGTTCGCCTTGCAGGGCGTGGGCTGTATCTCTCTGCCCTGTACTCAATAGTACTATACGGTACTGGCTAATGTAAAATCCGGTACCAAAGCGCCTGATTGATACGCTAAAAGCATGACAACCCACGACCAATGGCTACCCGGCCAACTCCTCCAGCAAGCCCGCGAACACAGCGGCCTATCCAAAGCAGAAGCCGCCCGCCGCTCCGGCCTCTCCGAATCATGGTGGCGACGACTCGAAACCGGCGTCAATATCCGCGACGGCAAACGCATACCCATCTCCGCATCCCCCGAAGCACTCGCCAAAGCAGCCCAAGGCGTAGGTCTCCCCGTCAACCGCATCTTCGATGCCGCCGACATCACCACAACCCCCACCTCCGAGGACTGCCACGCCGAAATCGTCGCCGAAGCGCAACGCCTCCCACCTCACCTACAACGCGAGGCCCTCGCATTCATCCGAGGCCTAAGCATCGCCTCCCGGCAAACCGAGGAAAGCTGAATAATCCGCCAGTGCCCGCTGCGTCTGACCCGCATTAACGTGCACGTAGTTAAACGTCGTATCCACCTTGGAATGCCCGAGGATAGCGGCGATAACCTCCGGCCCCACCCCGCATTCACGGAGGAGGGAGGCGGCAGTGTGCCGCGCCGTGTGTAGGTCAACAATCGGCAGCCCCGCGTCACGAAGCGCCGCTTTCCATCGCTTAAGCACCCTCTCCGGACGTATCGGCCTCCCCTTCTCTGATAGCCACACAAGATTCCACTCATTCCCCGGGGCCGTGTCGATATGGCGCCGTAGTACTTCATCGAGCGGAGCTGGCACCGGCACAATCCGCCGCGAGGTCAATGTCTTAGGCCGCGCCAGAATCATCGACCCGCTTAGCTCTTCCCACTCATACCCCGGCGGTACCGCATGCTCATGCAGAGGGCACTTATCGCTCCGTACCCCATCGGGGCATCCACAGTCACGGCCATGCCTCCACGGCACGCTAGATAATGCCCACGAGAGATCAATCTGCGCCATACCCTGCACGAGGGAAACCCTGTCGCGGGTGAGGCCCAGCAGCTCCCCCTTACGTGGCCCGAGGAAAAGGTACGCCGCCCATAATGATGCCAGCGGGTCGCCCGCACGGGAGGAATGCAGGATAAGATGCCGTGCCTGGTCAACCGTCAATGCAGTACGAGGATGCGACGCCGCACGAGGCCTATCCACCCGGGAAACGGGATTCACCTCAATAAGGTCACGGCGAACGGCATCACGCATCGCCGCCGAGAATGTTGAGTGGATTATTTGCACCGTCCGATCGGAGCACCCGGCATCACGGGTAGATTGATTGAGCTCACGGACTTCATCGGCCCCGACCTCCGCCAGGCGATATTTTCCGAGGGTCGGGATGATGTAGTTCCGGCAGTGGCCTTTGATATTCCGTAGCGAGTTGGGTGAGTATTTTTCGGCGGCGGTTGAGTCGAGCCATTGGTGGATGAAGGCTTCGACGGTGATTTTGTCTGGTTTGGCCGCGTTTTGCTGTAGCTGGAGGTATAGCTCATTCCGGCGGCGGATGCATTCAGCTTTGGTTTTCGCGGAGGTAGTCTTTCGTACCTGTCGGCCTTTGCCATCCCAGCCGATGGTGATGGCGGCGCGCCAGGCGCCGTTTTTGGTCTGGTAGATGGAGCCGAGGGTGAGGTCTTTTACTGGTCGCATGGTGGTGTTGTGTAGCTGTACTGGTAGCTGTAAGGGTGTACTCTGTCGCATTCTATAGTACAGTTTGCGGCCTGCGGATAGCACACCATACAAGCGATCAGTACCCTGTACTGGTACAAGGCTCACACCGGCTATCAAATTCCCAAGCTGCTGGCGCGGGTTCGATTCCCGTCGTCGGCTCCATTCAAAAAATCGCCACTAGCTGCACAAATACATTTTAAAGGCGGGCCTGTACTGACCCTGTACTCAAGCTTGTGTAGCTGAATGTGTAGCTAAAAAGAATCTAGCGCCCCTGCTTCACGTTGATGTGAACCAGCGGGGCATCATCGACCCGTGGCCTCACGGTGCAATACCAGCTCGACCGGAGCGACGCACCGAACTTGTTATCCGAGTCCACGTAGCCACGGATTTGCCAGTATTCGCCGTCGTTTTCCTTTTTCTGGATATCTAGCTCATCTTTGTCTGCGAAGTCTGCGGAGGCGGGCGAGGTGAGTTTTTTAGTGATGCGGCTCTGGCAGTCGTCGATGGCTTCATCGATGGTCATGCCGTTGATTTGGTCTACCTCGGCCATGCAGGCGGCGGTGGTAAGGGCGAGGGCGGTGAGGGAGAGTGTGAGGGTTGTCTTTTTCATGGGGTTCACCCTATATGGGCTTGAGCGTGTTTTACAATGTGTAACAGTGTGATATAAACCACAAGTAAACCGACTTTACAACGTAGTCCGGTTGCTATACACTTAGAGATGTAAGCAAGAGAGCAACACCAGAAAAGGAAACAATAATGACCGCCTACACCACCCGCAACGAGGCCATCGACCGCGAAATCATCGCCCCGCTCGGCGAGTACGCAGACCAGCACGATATCGACGCCATCGCAGACGCAGTGCTCACCACCACCGGCGAGGGCGCCGACTACCGCTACACCCTCCGCGATGATGTGGACTTCTGGGATGTAGTCGCACAGCACGCACTGTAAAAAAATAGCCTAGACGGTCACCCGCGGGGGTTCGACTCCCCCGCTAGGCACAAAGCGCCCGCCCCGGCGCTACCACCCCCTACATTTCGGAAATTCCGAACAACCCCAGGAAAGGATATTTTATGTACAGTCTCACCACTCCGAATAAAGTTTTCACACTCACCGGCGACACGCTGGAGGAATTGCGCGAAAAGCTCATTGATTTTCATGAGGAGAATCGCCGCGACCCCCAGTACGGCGACTACCTAGACCAATTCGAGGCGGTCTACCCCCGCGATGAATCGGAGCTGGACGACGATGAGGAGCCGACTGTGCCCCGCGAGCTGACCCCTGAGATTCTAGAGGGTATGGCCAGCATGGTCTGGGATGTGCCCACTGTCTCCCTCCGCGAGGAGGATGGCACGGATATTCACCGCCTTGCTGACACGCTGCACTACATGCTCGACATGGACACGGATGCGGCGGTGGATACGCTACGCACCTACATTGAGCAGGTAGAGGATATCGACGGGCGGAGCATCGATGAGGATGCGATTTGTGAGCAGGATGCCGATTTTCTTATCGGCGCGGTGAAAAGCGCCCGGGCCGCCGGTGACCTCGGACGAAGCGAGTTGGAGCATGTAGAGGATTGCGCGGCAGAATATCAGGACGCGGCGGACACGGCAGAATCACTACGGCAGCAGCGGGACCGCGCCATCAGGGCCGCTTTGGCCGCCGGGGCATCCGCCTCCCATGTCGCCCGCGCCGCTGGTATCACCCGCCAGGCCATCTCAAAAATGAGCCGCTAATGCAGGTAGGAGACCCGGACGGGTACGGCCGCTACGGGCTGGTAGATGAGAATGAGGGCGGCCTGCTCTGCCATGAGTGCGGCAAGCGGTACAAGCACCTCTCGACCCATATTGCGATGGGTCATAAAATGCGGGTGGCGGACTATAGGCGGGCGCATGGGCTGCATGCTAAGCGGCCTTTAGCGGCCCGCTCTGTGCGGGAAAATATGAGCCGGTCTTGGAATGATCACCGCGACCAGCATTTAGCCGATTTGGATAAGCACCGCGACCCGGCTAAAGCGATCGAGGCATCACGCGAAGCCACGCGGAATAAGTCAGCCGGTGCCACGGCGGGACAAAAAGCATCGCTACAGCGCCGACGGGGCCGCCCCCTCACCGAGGATGAAATTACGGCCCTACAGTCCACCGCCACCATCGGCGAGTGGTGCCAGGTGGCATACCGCATACTGGATGATCCGGCGGTATCAATCAGTTCCCTCGCCCATTCTGTCGGGATGAAGCCCGTTACGGCGCATCATCGATTGGCGAAGCGGCGCCCGCCGGGGTGGGAGTCACCGGGTGCTGGTAATCGGGTGCGGACGAAAGAACCCTAAAACGACGAAAAGACCCCACCCGGGGCGGGGTGGGGTTTATCCGTTAATAACATCATCGTGCACATCGGGCGGGAGCTGCGCGGAATCTAGCTCCACATCATGCTTTTGAGTGATACGGCGCAGCCCATTAACAGCAGCCCAATACTTCCGGCGGGTAGTCTCCACAATCTCCTGTAGGGACTCCACCCGGTCACGAAGAGCGTCAATCTGGTCAGACTGGGACTTCAACTCCTCCTGCTGCGCGTCAATGCGCCGCATGATGGAGTCGGTAAACGCTTTCCACTCGGGCTTATCGGCCTCTATGCGTTTAGCGTCCCGTGTAGCAGCGGCTGTGACTTTCGTGCCGAGGTAGGTGAGGATGGCGGCACCTATGACGCCGATGAGCGTTGCGGCCTCACCGCTAATATTCATGATGCCCCCTTGTACTCGGGTACCTCCAGCTTGTCGGGGGCGCGGCCCCTACCAAACGCCCACAATGCCAAAAGCGTGATGGTGGCGTAGCCGATAGCGGTGACCCACCCGCGACCGCCAGAGATAATGAAAGACACTGCCCACATGAAATGAATTCCGATGCCCAGGCCGACGGCCAGGGGGCGGGCGTGCCGCAATGGGATGGCAGCGAGACAAAAAATACCCACAGCGAGCCATACCCACGACCACGTGGATGGTTCCGCAAGCGTCTCCAAAAAATGAGCTGGCTTACGGCGTTGATCCACAATCATCGGCAGGTAGGAAGAACCGCGCACGATGACGGAGATACCAATTACCGCGAGGCCAGCGGCATCACTCGTGAGCCACGCACGCATCTTGCAGGAATCCATACGTATCACTCCCCCGCAGTGGTAGGGCCACTGTAGACCGGCAGGCCCGCCGGTTGGGCTTCGAGGTGAGCACGGTCAGCCTGCACGACCAGGCGCGGCGCCATGCTTGGGGTGACACCATCAATCGTCAGGCGGTTTACCAGCGTGGTGATGAAGAACCCGATGCCGCCAACTAGGGCGATTGTCCATTCTGGGGCGTCCGCGTAGTAGACGGGGATAATGCCAGCGACCCATGCTAGGGCCTGCAAAATGAGCATGATGGTGCCTTTGTAGCGTAACCACCACGGCTGTTCCTGGAGCTCTGTGGCTACAGCGTCAGCGACCTGCTCCGACACGGTCGTGAGGGCAGGATTCTTGTAGTGCTTTGCCATTATTTCTTCCTCCCCTTTAGCTCGGTTAGGTCTGCTTGAATCTGCGCGAGCTGCTGCCGAGTCGCGGCCACCGCGTCCACCAGGGTGAGATTCTGGCCGTGCTCGTTCTGTCCTAGTTGGGGCCAGCCCTTACCACCGGGGCCTCGTAATTGCCGCCAGATTTCCTGGATAGCGTCAAACTGCGGGCCGAGATAACCCGTGATGAAGTCGGTGAAGTACTTTTGTGTGAGTGCCACTGGCGTGTTCTCTTTCTTCGGCGGGGCGGGTTTTCCGCTGGTCATTTGGTCGTACCATTCTTGGGCGCGGCGAATGTAGCCGTCGTGATACTTGTGGCCAGGCCGCAGGTGGTAAGGGCATTCAGTAAATCCGCCGGACTCAATGCTGTGAAATCGCACATTCCCACCGCTGACAGGGCGTCCGAGCTTGTAATAGACGCAGATAGCGGCGACGAGGTGAGCGCCCTCTTCCAGCGTCTTTTCTCCGATGGGCCAGTCTTGCCCGGGGCCAGCGCTGTTGGAGTGCTCAATGGCGATCGTCTTTTGATTCGAGTCAAGGTTGCGGTTCGCCCATGCGGTGTCTCGGTCCCATACGGCTTGCCCGATCTCTCCGGTGGGTGACACGGTGTAGTGTGCGCTGGCTTCGCGGGTCTGCCAGATGTCCCAGCAAAAGTCGAGGCCGCCGACACCGCCCATGTGGTGAATCGTGACGTGCTTGATTTTCTGCCCGCCGCGCCCCGGCGTGAAATGCCGGGTGAGTAGGCGCACTCGGTCCGGCTCTAGCGTTTTCCAATCTTTCAATGTGCCCTCCTTTGGGAAAAGAAAACACCACCTGCCAGTGCGGTCAGGTGGTGATTGTTGAGTGAAAAATACTTTAAGAACTATCGTCAACCAAGTTGACAAATAACGCTATGTAGCGTTATTATAATAGTGTGCCGGTGAGAGAGGCACAAAGAAATAACCAAACAGTGGAGGGAGGTGACAGTTGCGTGTACGCAAACGTCATCATGACGCTAACGCTCCTGGCCATGATTGCAATCTGGCTCGATGAGCGTAGGCGCTAAATAGCACCCCGGTTCTCAATAGAGCAAGTATCGAGAACCGGGGGGCTACCCCCCACAATACCGAAAGGACACAACCATGCGATACACACTCATAGGAACAGGCGCCGCTCTCATTAGCACCCTAGGCGGCGCAACCTTATGGCTAACCCCAGCCTTCATCATCATCGGATACGGAATCGACCGAGCCAAAAAGGAACGCCGATGAACCCCATCATCATCGATAAAGACACCGGTCGCGAACTCTGGCCAGGTGAGCAATGCGCCCGCTACATCGGAGTTACCCCTCCAACGTGGAGAAATTACTCCGCAAATGACCGCACCCCTGCCTTTGTTGCCACCCTCCTCGGCAATATTCGCCTCTGGGACGCCGAAGAAGTCAAAGCATGGCACGCGGCACGCCCCGGCTCACCGGCGCAGCTCCGCCGTTAAGCCTCCTTACTGCTTTCTTCCCAGCTGTCATCGGCACCGGGTTCGGCGCGGTTGCCGTCTACGGTGGAGCGCCATTGCTTGCCCTGGTGGGTGACTTTCGCCCCTGCGGGGTAGAGCTCGTCCTTGTTGGCGGGCTCTCGCCATGCTGGCACGCCCGGGGCTGGTGCCTCCTCTGGCGCTTCCACCTCCGGCACCACGTCTTCCTTAGGCGGGTTGTACACCTCCCAACCAGAATCCGAGGCGCTTGGCCGGGCGTAATTCAGGCCGTCGGCACGATTGATGTAGATACGCCCATCGTCCAGTACCGCATCACCACGCATATAGGCCTTGTGCTTGCGGCCCTGTGGGTCATGCCACGCGGGCACGATACCGTCCCCGTTAATCGCGGCCTCCTCAGTCGCCACCTCTGGGCGGGTGATTTCACCCTGCGCTGCGAGGTCTTTCACCAGCTCCACTTCGGCTTCCTGCACGGCGGGTAGGGCCTGGCGGCGCTGCACCTCATCGTCGAAAATCCAGCGGCGCAACTCCGCAAAATCAGCGCCGTTTAGAGCCTTGATTTGCTGCTTAATAGTCTCCATTTTCTCTCCTTAAATGCGTTCCCACATGCGTGGGTCATTCCACGGGTAGTGATAAAACGACGATTCATGCGTGACTAGAGCACGATAAGTGCCCTCCGATGCGGCCGCGGGATACTCCCCACGCCCAATAGTCACAATGTCACCCTTGTTGTAGGTGACACCTAGCTCGAAATTGCCCCTATCTTGCCCGCCTTGTGTTGGCGGCTCCGGTTCGGGTTGCGGCGGCGTCACGCTACCCCCCAGTAAGCTTCGGTAGCCTCGGGTCAATGCCCCAGCAACAAATACTTACGAAGCCGTCGCCCCCACGGCCACCTATGCTGTAACCGCTCCAATTTCCACCGTTTCCGCCAGCACCGCCGCCACCGTAACGTCCGTTTCCACCATTACCGGTACCCCCCTGCCCTGGGTAATACCTAGAACCCTCCTCGCGCAAAAGGTGGAGGGCCAGGATGTCAGATATGCTTCTGTAACCAAAACCCCCTGTGCCATTCTGACTGGAGGAATCGCTACCAGCGCCACCATCGGCACGGTCATTTGTATTGTCGCTATACCTCCAATAAGAAGCTCCTCCGTCCTTCCCCGCCGCACCTGGAGTGCTCCCACCGAGGCCGCCCGCGCCTACGGTTAAATTAATTGCATATCGCATGTTGCTATTAGGAAACGAAAACCTGAAGGCGCTAATTTTGCCACCGTACCCACCTACTCCGGGGGTACGCCCTCCGCCACTACCACCGCCACCGGCACCTTTGGCAATAACGCTAACGTAGTGCGCCCACCTCGGAACCAGAAATTTATACGTTCCAGCGTTTAGATACTCGATAAGATAGCGCTTGTTGTACATTAACTTGTCCCCAACAAGCAAAGACCCAATCTCCATATCACCGTGTCTCACCTCGGAGATATCCTTTGGATTCAAAACCGGCACAGCAACCTCCTACTTAATCACGTACAAAGTCGAAGAATCTTTGGAGTCCAGTCGGTCGTACTCACCCTTTGAGCCAACCCACACGCCCCCGCCTTTAGACTCCAGCGCCCCGACGCGGTCACGTACCGCACTGACCTGCTCGTCGACGTACTTTTTATGGGCTACGTGACTCTCATGTCTCGGATTTTGAAAGACCGATACCCAGCCATCATTGTCAGTGACTAACACCTTATTCGACTGGTCATTGAGGATACTGTGACCACTGATAGTGGTGGTCGTCCCCTCAAGGCGGGATAATTCATTCAGCACCTGGGCCTTATCCTGCTTACCGCCCGCCGCACTGTCCACGTATTGCTTAGTCGCGGCGTGATTATCACCAGCAGGGGCAGGTAGTCCACGGAGTTGGTTGTTCCGCATGTCCACGGCGGTTTGGTGCTCGAAAGTATTCCGGTCAGCCTGGAAAAGACCGCGCTGGTTGGTCTTGTCCCATGCGCCGAACTTTCCGGCGGCATTCGTGAAAAACTCATACTCATGCTGGCCGTTCTTCAAAAACAAGGACGTGGAAAAATTGCCCGAGCCATCATGCACCAGCGAGAAATGCTTACCCATCTCCACGCCGTCCTGACCACGCCGCACCACGTCGGATAGCTGCTCCACCTTGGCGTACTGGGAGAAGTCGATACCCTCTACGGTGCCGGGTGGGCCCTGCGGGCCACGCTGGCCTTGCGGCCCGGTCAGGTGTGGGGACTGCTTGCCGTTGACGGTGACCTGGTCACCATCCCACTGGGTGGACTCCGCAATTTCACGCACCTGCTGTGCGGATTCATCAGCTCGCCCGGCGGCACCCTGAGCGTCACCAGCAGACGACGCAGCCGCGTTGGCGTGGCCCTCAGCCGTCGAAGCGTGGCCCTGGGCGGCATCGCGGGCTTCTTTCGCACCGTCCCACGCCGTGCGGGCCTCACCTCGCGCCCCCTCGGCACGGTCAGCAGCACGCCCCGACTCCTCCGCCGACTGCTGCGCCCGAGACGCATGCCCCTTAGCCTCCTCAGCCGACGTGGACGCAGCCGAGGCCAACGATGATGCCTGCTGCGCCTGCTCCTGCGCCGCATTGGCGTGGCCCTCCGCCGTCTTAGCGTGACCCTGGGCGGCAGACTCCGACTCCGCCGCCGCCGACTCACTCCCCGACGCACGACCAGCCGAAGCCTCCGCCGCAGAAGCCGACCCCCGAGCCTCCTCGGCAGAATCAGCCGCCTCACCTGCCGACGAAGCCGCCGCCTCCGCATCCTCACGCGACTTCACCAAACGCGAATCCATCGCTGACTCAAACGACTTCAGCTTCCCCGATAAGCCAACTGGGATAGGGACATGCAAAAAGTCCCACCCATTGATCTCAATCATTGCCCGACCAGTGCGGACAATATCGTCATCATCAACGAATCGGCCTTTAAGGCTGCCGCTAATTTCCTCCATCATCGCCTCCCTTATAGATGCTGCGATATGGAAGAAATTATGACGTAGAAGCCCCTGCGGTTAGTTATTGGAGGAGCCGCCGCCGTATCCTCCGCCGGTATGAATCTGGTACATCACCATCGCGTTATTCACCGAGCCTAGCGGCAATTTGACCTCCAGAACTCGGCCGTTAAGCATCGTCAGTTCCTCGCGGTAAAGCGCGCCATTATCGTATTGCACGGATGCGATAACCGATCCAGACCAAGTTCCCTTGCCCTCAATCTTGAGCGTGCGACTGAACCGGGGCATGTCGATACGGATATGAGAATCCCACACCGCCTGCTCTTTCGCCGCATACAGCATACGAGTCATATCCCGAGACATGGACTCCTGCGCATACTGCAGGGCCTCATCGGCCCGCCTATTGGCCTGCGAGGTGCGCTGGTTCGCCTCCGCAAGCTTCCGGTTTAAGGCGATGTTTTCCGCGAGGACTTCCTGAATCTTGACGTTCGCCTCATTAATCTGCTCCTGCTTCAATCGGAACTCATTCGTGATGGAGTTGAACTCACCCTGCCGCCCCCATAGGCGGGCTTGGAGCTGCGCATCATACTCCGAGAAGTCCGCCTGCTTTACGGTCTTAGCAATCTCCGCCGATAGGTCACCCATCGACTCCTGCAGCGGCTTCGCGGAATCATCCACGATCGCTTTCACCGCACCCTTAGGCACCTTGCGGGAGGGGGCGAGGAGTGCCTTACGGCCTGCTTTCTCCTGCGCCTGCATCTTCCGCTCCAAAGATGCCATGACACCGTTCTCTTCACGCCCGAGAATGGGTTCCACCTCAAGCACCGATGTGGAGGAAGACTTAAGCGTGTAGCCCATGATGACCTCCGATACGCGAGTGTCTTTATCCACGAAGCTCACCCGGTCGCCCGGCTTCCAGCCCGGCACTACACGCCCATCCGGCAGAGTCACATCATCACCAAATACGACCGTTTGGTGGTGGCCGGGGGCGAGACTCATCGCGGTAGTTCCTTGGGAACGCGCCCACTCGCGAGCTATCTCCGCCGTCGGATTCGTACCGCCGGTCGAGGAAAGGTTCATGTACTTTTCGCGGAGGAAGAAGGGGCCAGCCTGGGCGATATTTACCCTGCCGCCCGCCTTGCTGAATGACACTTCAGTGCCATCAATCGTGGCGTGAGGCTGCACATCAATATCCAATTTTTCCACCTCACTGGGGAAGCCGGAGGAGGTGGGTAGGTAGGCGGAGGCGGATTCCGCATCCATCCTCCCCACAGTGCCCTTAGGCTGCAGCACGCCGGACTCTAGGGCGGCGATAGTCTGCGCATCCAGCTGCCCACCACCGATGAGCATCGCACCATCCGGCCCCGTCTCCGTCGTCGACCACTTCCGTAGTCCACCGCCGGGGGCGGAAGAGAATACAACACCCCGCCGGTCGCGGCCTTGGTGCTGCCATACGAGCGTGCCAGGCACCTGCCGCTGTGCATCCCCCTCGGCTCGGTAGTGGGCATTATCGGCATCGAAAGCCGTTGGGGTGGCTAGTACCCACTCCACACCCTCTTTCCATGCGTAGGCCTCACCCTCGTTGATGTAGGCGTATGCGGCGGCGACGGATTGGAGCTTCTCCCCCTCCGGGGTGCGTAGCAATCCTGCCTCGGCGCACGCCTCCAGCTTGCCTACACGCCCATCCTCAAATGTGCTCCTCCCCCAGTGGGTTACGAAGTGCGGGCGGTGTGCACGAGCACCCGGCCCGCCGCGCACCTCCTCACGACTGGTGACGAATACTTCCGCCGGGTCAAGCTTGTCGTAATACCCAATAGGACGCTCCACCAACGTCTCAAACGGGAGCCAGCAAATACCAGACTTCGGCTCCCCCAATACGGCGCCATCCTGTAGCTGCCCCTCACCATGCCAGGAATTATCCGGCATCGACGGGGATTCCATCTCTAATTCCGCGCCGACGATACGCGGCCCCGCCGTAGCGTTAGGCCACATCCCCCGCGTCAATTGCTGCTGCGCCCACCGGCGCTCCATCACACCCGTGTAGAATTTCGCCACCCCACGGCCTGGCACTTTCTGCCCTGGTAGGAGCTTCCGCACCTCCACAAACGAGTCCGACCCCGAAAGTGGATTATCCAGCACGTCGGCTACGTAATCTTCGGTGCGCACCTCCACCTCAACCGGATCACCCTCCGACTCCACCAGCACGTAGGTTGGGAGGCCGGTACGCACCGCCCCGCTCGACACCAGCCGATGCGTGAGCTCACCAATGTGCGTGCTCACCGTATCTGCCGAGGAATCCGCCGCCGACGTTACCGTCGAGCGCGCTAACATGCGGTGGAAGTGCTTGTGCTCCGACCAGAGGTTCACCTGCGCGTACTGTGTGCCGTCCTCATTCTGCCCAGTCTCCACCGACTCCACATACCCATCCCAGTGAACACCATTGATGGTGAATGTGACGGGGACGGGAATATGCCGACAGCGGCGGAGTAAACCAAGCTGCGGGTGATCCGCCCCGAGCGTCACCCGCCCCGTATCCACAGTCCAGTCCGCCCGGGCCTGCAGGCTCACCTCCCGCCACGGGGCGAGCGGCCACCACCTCGACATAAACGGATCCCACACGCGGGCATCAATCTGCTCATGACGAGGGGTGTGCTTCACTACCATGCTCGACTAAACTCCGGTATCCACTCGATGGTCAGCTTAAAATCATCACCGGGACTAGTCGCCTGCACCTCCACCTCCCCCACGTGATTCCGGTTCTCTACCGGCATCGGCCAGAATGGCACGACCATACTAAAGTCTGGCCTGCCAGCCCGGTCGGTGACGTGACGGCGTTGGGGGTGCGAGTCAATGGCCCAGCCCTCGGCGGTATGCGGTAATTCTTGCCATTCATCGGCAGCGGTCAGGCGAAGCTTCACACCCTCATGCTGGCCAGTGATGGTGAATTTAGGCCACACATCCTGGTCACCGTCGATGCGGAATGAGACCTTGCCGAACTCGCTATTGGAGTCGAGTTCTACCCGGTCGGTGAACCGGCGGCTGGTATTCCCTACTAGCTCCAGCTGCACCGCGACCTTAGCGAACCGCGCCCCGCCTGGGGATTGAAACCACTTGACCGTCGATACATCCGCCGGGCGCACCCGCAGCCACCGGTAGCCATGCTCCGCCGAGGTGACCGAGAGGCCGAGGGGCTTCGACCCGTCCCCCAAGCTTGTGAGGAAGCGGTCAAGCTCACCCCGTACATCACGGGACTTAACCAACACATCCAGCTTAAGGCTGTTCGTATCCGTCCGCATACCACGCCACACACCTGCGGCATCATCCCAAATATGGTTCTTCCCGAACCCGGATAGGCCATCCGGTACATCTTCTAGGAAGATGCCCTCACGCTTCCGCCCCGGGCGGGATAGGGCCACCGGCTCACCATCCACGCCCCACAGTGTGAGGCGAAACTTTTTATCCCATACGCGACTCATAAACAGGCTCCTTATTTACCGTTGTTTAACCATGCTCGACAGTCCGGCCATAACTTTGTCCTCCAGCTGTGCGTTTACCGTCACCGCACCAGTGAACTGCGTGTCGATATTGGTGGTGCCACCACCGCCTATGCTTTCGAACACGCGGTTGGCCGCATCACGATAGGCGGCCTGGCGGCGGGCTTCCTCATTCGCCATGCTGGAACGCTGCGCCGCATTCAACGCACCCGGCACTACATCCGACCCGCCGAGCTGCTTAGCGTACAGACCATCCACGACCGTCTCCGGCAGTCCCTCAATCAGGTCACGGCCAGCTGCTGCTGCATCCGCCGCCGTATCCGCGACGCTATCCACAATTGGACGCATGAGCGCATTAGCATTCCACCCGTTCTCAACATTGAGTGACGACCATGCCCCAACATCCTCGCGGCTAATCTCACCGAAGCCACGCTCACGCTGCGAAAGCATCATCCCCTCCGAGGAATCCGCACCCCAACCGGAACCACCAATGGACATGAGCACCGACTTGTTACCACGGTCGAGTTTGTCATTCACCCCGGCAAGCTGCTTATTCTCCTGCTGTAACTCATCCAACTGGCGCTGCAGGGTATCGCGCATCTCCGCGAGCATATCGGTCTGCGGGTTGGTTTCCTGCTTGAGGTCGAACTGCTTCCGCGCCCGCTCAATCTCAGCCTTCCGCTGCTGCCGGTCAAGCTCCGCCTTGGCCTTAGCCGTCAACAGCTCCGCCGCCTCGGCACCATACTTATTCTCCATCTGCTTCTTGTACAGCGGAAGATTGAACGCGCCGGAGGTGGCATCGAACATGTTGCCGACATCCTCCATCGTGCCGCCAGCCATGCCAACGGCACCGCCAGCCAAAGCGCCAGCCACGAGACCACCGCGGGCGGCATCCACGCGACGCTTATCATCCGGGGAGAGCTTGTTGTACTCCTCACGGGCCTGTTCCTTGTAGGCCTTTTCCTGCGCACGGCCCTCGGCCACACTGGTACTACCCTCAACCAGCGCCTTGAAGCCAGCGATACCCAACCCCATGGCGGCAGGGAGTGCAGCTCCGCCCGTGGCGGCGGCCATAGCGCCAGCACCAGCAAGCTGCGCCAAACCACCAATAATTCCAGCCGCACCTTTAGCCTGCTTCTGCTTACCCTGCTGCTCACGAGCCAAGGCGGAGGCGGATACGCCCAGCATATTCGCGGCTTCTGCGGCGGCGTTCGCCATCTCCTGCGTCGCCACCTTCAGGCGCTCATTCTGGATACGGGCCATCTCCTGCTGATAATTCAGCTCATAGGTGGCCTCCTCCATACGGATGCGGCGATTGAACTCATTCTGCGCCGCCTCCGCACGCGTCAGCTCCAGCTGCTTCTCCGCCACAGCTACGGACGAGGCTGATAGCATCGCCAGCCGGTCAGTATCCAAGGCACGCTGGGATACGTCGAGGATCCCCTTAGTGCGGATATCAGCCAGGTTGACCTCTAGGTCAGCGTGCTGAGAATTGTGGTCATGGCGGGCCATTGCAAGGTCAAACTCGGCTTGCTGCTGCGCCAGCACCTCCGCATGGCGAGCATTAGCTCCCTCACGCTCCAGCTCACGTAACGCTTGGGCCGCATCCATCGCAGTCTTCTGCGCGTTGATATTATCCAGCTCGGACTGCTGCCGTGCATCCGCAACCGCGTTTGCCCGATCCATGTTCTCGGCCATGATGCCGAGGGTGTCTGCGACGGTTCCCAGCCCATCGGCGATGTGGTCGGTGAGGGAGGCGACCGCCTTAATCGGAGCCATCACCAGCGCTGCATTGTATTTAATCTGCGCCTGCTCCAACTCGCGGATAGCCTTCTCCTCCGCCTCACGGGCATCGGTTAGCTCCTGCTCGGCCTCCGCAATCTGCTGCGCTGCCTTAACCTCATTATCAGAACTTTTCTCCTTGAGTTCACGGATCTTCTTCTCCGCCTTCTCAATATCCTCATTCTTCCGCTCCTGCGTGTAGGAACGGGAGATATCCTTCTCCTTGGCCTTATCGAGATTCTTGTAGGCCTCGGCGAGCTTATCCGTCGCTTCCTCATCGGACTCTACGGCGCGCTTACGGAGGTCGGCGAGTTTCTCCTCCGCCTCCGTGATGTCCATAGATGCGTTCTTACGGTCGGCCTGCGCCTCACCCAGCTGGTTGAAAGCATCAATGGTTTCATCATTGACGCGCAACCACACATCCCAGTTCGGGGTTTTCATATCCAGCGCGGCGGCCACCTGGGCCTCAATACCGCCCTGCCCGATAGCATCCTCTAGCTGCTTCGCGACGGAGAGGATCTGCTGTGCCGCTGGCTCCCCCATCGTGTCACGGTAGGAGTTCTGCCCCACGAACGGGTTCGCGAAATTCAGGGCATTATCCACCTGCCACTTAGGGATGCCCGCCTGCTCCGCGAGGGCGTACGCCTGATTCTTCTGCGCCGCCGGTACACCGCCCCCGATGGTTGCGCCAGGCCGGTTCGAGGCCAAGCCGGGCGCATCAAACATACTCCCCGCCGTTGGGGCGGAGATGCTGGCGTGGGAGGCGCGCTTAGCCCCACCACCACCGCCGGAGGCCCCGCCACCGAAGTCGCCAATATCCAAATCGGTGCCATTGCCATTGATGGTGATACCACCATCACCCGTGGGGCCTGCTTCCTCATCGCCAGAGTTAGGCAGGTACATGAAGTTCGTGAAGCCGCGCCCGTCGAGTGGGCCTGCGGCCCCACCAATCGTGAATCCTTGGCCCGTGTTACCTCCGGATTCAATGTAGGTGCCGTCAGGCAACATCAGAGCCGTGTGGCCGTTCGCGCCTCCGCCGTAGTCATACCAACCAACAACCAGCTCATTACCATTACCCCGGCCATTCTCGAAGCCCTTGGCAGCGAGCCACGACCCCTCGGTGACGGTGGACATACGGGAGTCAAACGGGTTCAGCCCAAGCCACGTGTTCACAACGGCAGATACAGCGCCGGAGCAATCCATAGACGATGGGGAGAACCCGCCCATCACATACGGGCCGTTATTGTAGGGTTGGAGTTGGTCAATGACGTCAGCAGACTTGGTTTTACCACCATCAGCGAGCGCCGGAAGCTCCGTAGCCAGCCCGGCAAGAATCATGCGAGGGTTACCCGCATTAATCCCCATCAGAGTCCGGTCGTACCGCGTCGAGGAATTATTATTGATGACCCATTCGCCAGCATTGACACGAGCCACGGCCCGGCCCATATTGTCCACGCCGAGGAATCCGTCTACCTGCTCCGTGCCCGGCCCGCTCGTTGGGAGCTTGTAGCCAGAATCACGGCCAACATTACGGGCCGCGTTCGGGAAACCACCACCTGCGAGGGCTGGTATCTCCCCACCCTCAGCAAACACAGGCACGCCGATACGGCCGCCATGCTGGTGGCCAAACCAGTCGCCAATCTTTTCAGCAACGATCTTGACCGTCTTAACACCGGGAATGGCGTTGAGCGCAGCGCGTGCGAGATTTGCCTTATTTACTACGTCACTATTGTCGCCCTTCATCTTTGAGTTGGTGCTGTGATTATCCACATCATCCAACTGGCTATGTGCCTGCGCAACACCAGCATCCAGCAGGAGCTTATTCAGGTCAGCCTGCGGCGTTGGGGACTGCTGGTTCAGGTACTCCAAATCACCCCGAGCTATCTCGCCATTAGCGAGGAGCTGGTCAATGAGGAGCTGAGCCGTCGGCGACGCCTCTTGGATATCCAGCTGGTCAATAATCGACCGTGCTTCATCGGCCCCAAACTGTAACGGGGTGGTATCCATGATGGTCTTAATCTCGACTGATTCATCATCAATCTCGGCCATCTTCGCGGTGATGGACTCCAAATCGCCCATAACCTTGTCATTGGGGGCGGTGATATCGTACTGGATTACTTCACCGGCATCGTTCTTAATCTCTTCGTATTTAATGCCGAGTTCGTCCATCGCCTTGAGAACATCACCGTCCGGCGGGTCAACCCGAACCTTAGTGCCCTCCTCCAGCGGGTACAGCGCCGTCCAAATATTGCCCAGCGACTGCACCGCCTCACTAGCACCATCCAGCTCCACTAGCGTGCGGATAACGTCCGGTGCCAGGCCATAAGATTCAAGGACGTGGCTCCACTGCTCATCGAACTCGGCACCAGTCAGCCCCATCTGCTCACGCAGATTATCCAGCTGGGGTGACATCTGCTCCCAAATGCCGCTAATATCACCGCCGCTAGTGGCCACATTCATCAGCTGGCTCGACATATCGCCCAGCGTGTCGGAGAGAGCACGAGCATTCTGGTTCGTGTAATCCAGCTTCTCCCCATTGAATAAGGACTCACCCAGGCCATACTCGGCCTTGGCGATGCCCTCCATCTTCTGCCCCAGCTCCTCAATGTGCTGGGCTGCCTCCATGTTGGCTTGGTCGGCGGTCTGCGCCATGAGGCCCATAGCCTGCATGGTCGATTTCAGGGCGGAGAGTTTATCCTCTGCGGAGGCGGACGAGTCCGCTAGGGTGCTGATACCAGCAGCGGCTTGCGCAGCAGCCGGGTCAAGGTCACGGGCGGCCTCCGCCGCCTCTAAGGCCTTTTCGCGGGCCTCCCGGAGCCTATCCGCAGCGACCCGGCCTGCTTCTTCGTTGTTATTCCAGAAACTCCCGCCGGTATTCTCCAGCTCATTAAGCATCTGCTGGTATTCGCTGCCACCCTCAGCAACGATACGGCCCAAATCATCCCACGCATGGCCATTATCCTCCAGCTTCCCCTTGATCATATCGAAGGAGTCGCCCATCACCTGCAGCTCGTGATTGATCCGCATGGTATTCATGCCATCTAATTCGTCAGGGGAAAGGCCTAACTGGTTCTTATCCAGCTTGGCGAAGAACCCATCTAGGGATTGCCCGACGCGCTCAATATCAGCCACCGCACCTTGAGCGACCTTCCCCAGATCCTCCATCTGTAGGTCATTCAAAGCGCCCTTAGTGCCAGCCAGACTAGCGTTGAGACGTAGAAGCGCCGAATCAGCTTCGCCGGTAGTCTCAGTAAACTTCGCCTGCGCATCACTAGCACGCTTCGAAGCACCAACAATTTCAGTGACGGCAAAGGCGGCCGCGCCCATAGCAATCATCCACGGGCCGCCCAACGCGTCTACCACACCACCGGCGGCGCTCTTAATACCAGACATACCGGCCTTAACCACGCCGGTAGACCGAGCAAATTTCTTACCACTATTAGCCGCATTATTATAGGCGACACCCATGCCCGCCAAGGCGGAGTTCTGGCTAGTCGCTGCGAGCTGAGTAGCGGCAGTGAACGTGGAGATTTCCCGGCCCGTGGAGCGGTAGTAGGTCTTGAGGTCTCGGACGCCCTTGCCAGTGTCCACAACGGCGGTTTTGAACGCCGTCATTTTTCCAGCGGCATTTTGCCCCATCGTGGTGTTAAGCGCCGCCTGCGCAACCTTCAACGCCACAATGGCCTTAGTCGCATCCTTAATCGGGTCAGGCAGGTTCATCACAGCTTCACCCATCGATACGATGGGCGACACATCAATATCCTTAATCCACCGGGTCATGCCCTGGGCGGACACGCGGACTTTCTCTGCACCGGCCTTAATCGCTGGGGATAGCTTTTCGAACACGGCGGCGGCTGTGTTATTCAGCTCCGCACCCATATTTTTCAGGGTGCCTGAGGTGGTCTCCGCCATCTCCCCCATCACACCGGACAGGGACTGCACGGAACCCGCCGCACCCTCCGAACCGTTAATAATGCCGTCCGTGAGGGCCTTAATACCCTCCTCGGCTGGTACCGCACCAGAGGAGACCATCTTCTGCATTTCCTCGGTAGTAACCCCGAAGTGGTTTGCGAGGATAGCGAGGCCCTGCACACCACCATCGGAGAGGCGGTTCAGGGTCTCCATCGAGATTTTGCCGGAGGCGGCGGCCTGCCCGAACGCATCCGACATGTTGAGGAGGGCTTCCTCGCCCTTACCGGTGGCGGCTGCGGCCTCACCCAAGGCGGTGACGGTCTGATTTGCCTGCTCCGCTTCAATACCAAACGCGACGAGGGTCTTACCCGCGTTAGCCCACGCGTCGAACGAGTACGTGGAGCGCATGTTCGATTCGACGAGCTTATCCATGTAGACGGAGGCCTCATCCGCCGACCCCATCATCACGCCCAGGGCCTTGGTCGTATCCTCAATGGAGGTGACCTTAGAGAAGCCGTTCTGCATGACCTGTGCGGCACCCGCCACACCAGCAATACCAGCGGCGAAGCCACCAAGCTTGCCAATGTTATTCCGCAGCTTGGAGGAGAACGTATCCGTGGATGCCCCGGCGGAATCAAACTCACCGCCCACGCGGGACACGGAGGCGGCAGTCTGGTCGAGGCTGGAGGAGGCCTCCTTAGCCGCCCCGGCGGCCCGCTCCAGCGGTGCCGAGTCCGCACGAGGCGACACGCGCTTATTCGCTACCTTATCCAGCTCGGAGGAAGCGGCGGCGGTGGAGGATTGAATCTTATCCACGCCCGACGTATCCGCCTGTGGGGCGACTTTCTTCTTCGAGGTCTTATCCAGCGCGCTATCTGCCTTGCGGGTGGAGCGCTCCAGTTTCTCCACCCCGCCCGTATCAGACTTCGGGGCAATGGTCTTTCGGGATAGGCGTTCGAATGATTTGTCAGCCTGCCGGGCTTTCTGCTCAACCTGACTAATCTGGCGGTCGAAGTCGCCAGTGTCTACGGTGATTGTGAATCCGAGGTCGCCGAGGTCAAGCGCAGCCATGCTAATGCTCCTTTTTTAGCGTTGGTGTTTTTCGCAGCCCCAACCCGCGAGCAAGCGCGGTATCTTCGCTTAGGAGGCGTACTAGTCGTATTCTGAACCAGCGCCACCTGCGGTCGGATAGCACACCGGAGCCAAAATCGATGCTAAAAAAGTGCTGGAAGTCCGTCTCTATATCATCCCAACGGGAGAGGAGCGACGGCCAGGTGAGGACGGATTCATCCACATCTGGTTTCGTCTGGACTTGTTCCGCCCACCATTCACGGACGTACTCCCCGAATGTTTCGAGGATGTAGAGGTCTGGCGGGCCGCCGCCGGGGTCGTTCTCCGAGTATGCCCCCGCGTAGGGGTTGTACCAGAGGTCACTATCTTCGGCGTATGCCCACCCGTCGGGGTCGCGGCGTAGCCTGTCCCACTGGTCACGCCAGCACCCCTCGGGGTCGTCTAGTCTTGCTGGGAGTCGTTCCTCTTCTGCTTGAGAATATCCACTGCTTTTCCCAGCTCGCCAGTCTCAAAATACGCCTTAGCCAGGTCATCACCCTGCACGTACTTGAAGTGCACGGCGGATACGAGGCGCTCCAGCTGGCTATAGGTGGCCCCAGCCTCCATGATTTGTTCGAGGATGCCGCCACTAATCTTCGCGGTCTTGGGGTTGAACTTGGAGCCGAGGAGCGGCGCTACGCGCTTCCACACGCCCATGCCGGAATCCTCATCTGCCTTGCGGGCGTTGTAGTAGTCACGGTGGAACTCTAGGACTTGCTCCGCCGTTGGGGTGACCTTGTAGTCCTCGCCCTTGAAGGTGAATGCGATGTCGTACTCGTCGAGCTGTTCGTCGAGTTGTCCGAAGTCGGTCATGCGGGTTGCCTCCCAAATGGTTGGTTGTCGTGTACGGGGATTAAGTCTGCCGCCTGGTGGACTGCGGTCAGGGGTATGAGTAAAGGCCCGCACAAGGATGGTGTTTCCTCGTGCGGGCCTTTGCCCTGTGACTACGAACCCCCAATGGGGCGTATTACGTGACTAGGCGGCCAGGGATTCGGAGTCGGTATCCCCCTCGGAACCGGCCTCTTCCTCACCGCGAGAATCATCAATGGAACCCGCGGACTCCTCTTCCTCATCACCGGTGGAGACGTTCGGCACGCCCTGCGGGTGAATAATCTTCAGGAGTTCCTCCACATCCACCGGCTCGGACGCCTTACGCTCCGAACCCTTCTTCACGGAGTGAATACGGGTCGGCTCGCACGAGGACTTCAAATCGGAGGTGAACGTACGGAGATCGTTAGCGCCGCCGGAGCCGGAAGTAAAGCTGTTAGTAGCGGTGCCCTCCCAGCCCTCATCAATGTCGGTGCGCCATACGCGGAAATCAACCTTGCCATCCGCGCCGAGTTCCTCACCAGTAGCCTTGAGAAGCTGCTGATCCTCGGTGAGGAGGTCAAGGTCACCCTTGCGGGCGAACTGGCCTTCAACCGAGACGGTCAGGGAACGGGAGGTCTTTTCCTCAGACGTCCAACCATTGGAATCAATATCGGACGCATCGACGGTCTGGGTTTCGATGTTTGGGGAGAGGGAGGTGACGCCGCGAACAAACTTGTATTCTGACGAGTCGGCACCTACGGGCTTGACTTGTAGTGCCCAGCCTCGGTTGAGCTGCTTGTTCAGCTCGCACGAGTTGGGAGCAGTCGCGAACTTGGTGTTAGCCATTGCTGTGCGCTCCTAAGAGTCGGTCGGATTGGGTGCTGCCAGCGTGGCCGAGTAGGTGTCTACGGCGTGCCAGCGGTCGTTGCTGTCCAGTAGTGGCGGATCATTGATGATCCTCCTGCAGGATAGGAGCCGCGTGCGTGCGGTCAGGCCAATGTCTGTGAGGTCGTGGAGGTGCTTGTAGGCCTCGGCGGCATCATCGAGTGGAGTGTTGTGGTCGCGGGGCGTGCCACGGAATGCGAGACTGAAGCGGAGGTTTGGGTTGGAGTCGGACACGCTCTCATCAATGATGATGTTGAAGATTGTGAGGGCGCGGTCTGGGTTATCTTCCAGCCGGTACGCAAACACCGCCGGGGTGCTATTCACCTCACGCTGGTTTACGCCGGGTCGGGCGCATACCCCACAGTCCGCGAGGTACTCGGCGATGTCGTAGACCACGCTCTGCCGGTACGAGGCCCGCCGCGTATTGTCTTGATGAAACTCGGCCATTGGGGTTAGATTCCTCCCTTGATGTGGTTCCGGATTACCTGCGCAACCCTGTCGGCGTTCTCATTCTTCGCTGTCTCCAGATATTTGGCTTGCCCGGCCCTCGGGTGGTTCCAGCCGGTCTCCTCATGCTGGCGGCGGATGTACGGTAATCCCCCATATCGGACACCCCCGGCCACCTCACTACCGGATGTTTGGGCGGGTATTGTGCTGGCGGATTGGCGGAGGTTCCCCGTCTCGCCCAGCGGGGTGAGTGGTACGGCTGCTGCCTCCACTACTTGCGCCGCCGAGGTGACACCGCGCTGCGCCCCGGCCTGGATCTGTTTCTTCACCGCATCGCCTTTCCAGTGGAGTGTCATACGATTGTCACCTCCACATGGTCGGGGGTCAGTCCCGTTCCGGAGTAGGCGCGGCGTGCACTCACTACTTTGCGTTGGGGTTTCGCCCCGAAATCATCCGGCAGGGTGAGCACGTCACCCGGCTCGGGTAGTGGCCCGTCTACATCCCAGTTGATGGTTCCGGCGGCTAATACCTCTTCCCCATGCTGGTTGAGGGCGCGGTGCGATTCCATGTTGATGGATGCTTTCACAGTCTCACCTGGTTTGAACGTGGTACCCCGCATGGTGCGGATTTCTTCGCCCTGGAGTTGCACCTCATGCCGGAACCAGAGGTCACGGAGCGTATCACTGGTTTTGCTGCGCCTGCTCACGCTTACACCGCCAACCATGGTTTGCCGGAGAGGAGGCCCGCATCATCCAAAATCAACTGCGCCCCCAACGCCAGACCACCATTGAGGAGCAGCGACCGAGCCTTGGTGGACTCCGAATAGTCCAGCGTGACGGAAGAGCCATTGTTAGTGGAGGAGGATACGATAGCCTCCGCTGTAGCGCCGCCGGTCTCCAACTCGTCAAGGAGGTCAGCATCCACCCACGCTTGAATCTGCGCACTCGTCGCGTATTTAAACGCATCCACCACGAACTGGTTGGTGGGCATCCCTGCCTCGTCTGCCTCATAGATAGCGCCGCGTGTTGCCCGGCGCATGAGGATGGAGGCGTAGTTTATGAGACGGTCGAGGCGGGCGTCCTCCAGCTCCTCATAGATGTCAGTGTCGGCATCATTGAGGAGTTCTGTTCTGTCAATGTAATTCATCTGTAGCCGCATAAGCGGGCCTCCCTAAAAGAATGATTATGGGTATAGATACAAGAAAGCGGGGAGGGAAAAATAACCACCCTGCGTGCCACGCCACCAAACAGCAGCGTCACCTAACAGCACGCGAATAATTATCTTCGCCCTCCCCGCCAAGCTCACAGAGGAAAGACAGTGCACCGGCCCTACTGGACTCCAGCCAGCGGCACCCCTCACCCCTGCGGCGATAGCAGGCTCAAACAGCCTTACATTTCAGCGCCAACGGCAGCGCCACCGCCACCACCAAGGGTGCCTTCCTTCACGTCCGCATCGAGGGTGACAACACCCTTAGGGCGAACCACGGCCGCACCGGACACCATGAGGCCACGCACGATATCGCCGAAGCGATCCGGGTCGCGGAAAGCCTCCAGCGTGCGGAGCTGGGAAGCGTACGCCAGGGCACCCTGCACGCCAGCAATAATGGTTTCCTTACCCGCGGTGGTTGGAGTATTGACGGACTGGTAAATGTTCAAGCCCAACTGCGGCAGGGTGGAGATGAGGCCATTGCGGGCCACGATGTCAGTGCCAGCGGCGTGAGCCTGGGTTACACGACGGTCAGCCAGCAGTGCGGAACCAAAGTTCGGGCCGACAACAACCCAACGCTGCGCGGTAGGTGCGGAAACCTTGTTCAGCTCCAGCGCCATGCGGCGGAGAGCGTCCCACGCGGTGATCTGGTTGTCGTTCGGCCGGTAGAAGTCAGCGCCATCAAAGATGGGTTGAGTGTTGAGCTTCTTGCCCGCACCCTCCTTGAGCTTCTTCGCAATGTCGGTGTCCACCTCGTTAGCCATTGCGGAGCCATGCTCACTAGTGGCGGCGTTACGGAAGTCACCTGCGGCCTGGATAGCATCCACAT